GGTGAAGCAAAGGTTTTAGCAAAATGGTTTCGTCCCATTCCTAAATTATACCACTATAACTTGAGCCTCTACTAGCTTATCGTAGATGTTAGACATCATAAAACCAAGACTCATTTGACTTTGCTGTATGCTTTCATTAGCTTTTTCTTCGCTCATGCCATTGTCTAAGCAGAATTGTTTATTATCTGCGTTAATAGATTCCATCATAATTGCTACTGCTTGTTCTTTATTCATAGTTATATTATATACCTTTCATTGTTAAAAAGTCAAGCCATTTGGCTTAACGTAGAGCGAGTGACCAGAATCGAACTGGCACTACCAACTTGGAAGGATGGTGCACTACCATTATGCAACACTCGCTTAGCTGGGGATGCTGGATTCGAACCAGCGACCTAGAAGTTAACAGCTTCCCGCTCTGCCTGCTGAGCTAATCCCCATTCGTACACCAGATAGGACTTGAACCTATGATAGCCGAATTATGAGTTCGGTGCCTTAACCAACTTGGCTACTGGTGCCTATGTCCCCCTGGCAAGAATCGAACTTGCGACACATGGCTTAGAAGTCCATTGTTCTATCCACTGAACTACAGAGGGGTATTGTGTTCTTTGGAATGTCTAGACAATGTTTCGTGTGCAAAAATACCTTTTCTAACCTCAAGTTCTTTTTTGCAAACGGAACATATAACTATTCTACTCACCTTGATCAACTCCATATGTCATTTGAATATAACATGTAGCCCAACCAGCAATAAACATAAAAATTCCTATAAATATTTCCATTAGTAACCTCCTAAACATAAATTACGAGTATGATACAAACGATTTTTTGTAATGGTTTTTTTAGTGGGAGCAAAAAGTTTTTCATTACATGCCCCACACATGAAAGACCATTCACGAGCAAAGAAGTCATACTTAGAACCTTGATAGTTTGCATACTTTTTAGTTACAAACTCTAAAAAATCATCAGGCATATCGTATTTCATATATTAAGTATACTCTTTCTAAAGTTAAAAGTCAATCTTTACTGGCAAAAGATATCTTACTTCATCAATTATGTCATGTTTTAAAGCGGTATTAATCATTTCACTAGCATAACCTTCACTAGGTTCAGATGAAAAATAAACTACATAGTATGCGCTAACATCTACTGCTTGTATTAATGATCCATTAGCAATAGCTTTTTTAACATTATCGGTTCTCTTAGCCCCTGGCCTTTTACCTTCACCATCAAGCCCACCCTTTGCTTCTACATACTCAACAAGATCATACTTGCTATCATAAGCAATAAAATCTACTTCACAACCAGCACCTTCAATATAAACATTTGGCTGGATATAATCAAAACCCCTACTAACCAAATCTTGATATACAAGTTCTTCAAAAGCATCTCCTGACTTTTTAGATTCTGATTGAAAGTTCATTAAACTTCTTTCTTAATAATTGGTTCTAACCTATCCCAATAGCCATTCTTATTACCAGTATACACCTGTCCTGTTTCACGGTCAACTAACATCCACTTTGTAGGTGAAAGAGTGTGCACTTGTAAATCTACAGGTTCATCTAATTCTTCAAACTCAAAACCATTACGCATTAATCAGGCATGTCCCATTCTTGTGGAATAAGGGCAGGATCTAAAGTTTTGATCCCAAATTTTTCATATGCTGCACGAGCTGAAGCATTATTTTCTATAGCAAGTGTAGTTACAAATCCAAATTCTTGTGCAATCTGTCCTTTAAATTTATGAGAATCTTGATAGTTTCCAGGATTCATAACAAGCCTATCATAGTTAATTTTAGCATTATGTAGTTGAGCAACAGTCTTAAGTCTTTCAGAACTGTTCCTGCCAGTTACGATAACCTTGGTATCATAAATGCTATTTACATAATCAATAACGTGCTGTATAGGAGTACCGTCCCTTTTTAAAAGGGTATCATCAATATCTATAATTATCAACCTTTTCTCCAATGCATAAATGATTTAACATATACAATACCATAAGCAACCGCAGCAAAAATAAATCCGTACTGCTTTGTAACAAGCGCATAAGCAATCCAAAGACACTCGTTGATACAAAGTATTAACCATCCCCAAATAGTTTTTCTACCGACCAGGAAGATGCCTGTAACGCCTATTACTGCTAACACCCATGACCACATTAGAAATTACCTAAGTGCTCTGCAATAATATCTTGACGAATTCTTGCAATCTTTGCCTCATGGCTAGAAATCTTTGGTTTATCTGCCAATCTTTTCTTATTCTTTATTGCTCTTTTTACTTTACTCTGTGAAGCTTTTACGTTTGATTTTTTCATACTCTAAGGATAGCATACAAACAGTTAGAATGCAACTATCTACTAACATTAATAATATTTAGATTATTTTCATGTAAGATTACCTCAATAGTTATTCCATCTATTGTGACCTTATCACCTTTATGTAGCAGTTCATCTTTTGTTAAACCAGATCTATCATTTAAAGATCCACAAGAATCTTTTTCTAATTTTCTACCTGCTGGAGATACTGGGATAAGAAAATCTTCATTATGACCAAGAGTTGGATTATAAATGTAAACCAAAACTCCATCTCTTAAAGTAGGTGTTGTGCATGAAAATTTTGTAACTCTTCTAGATTCAACTATGATTACTTTAGATCTAGATAAAGGAATGATGGCAACCTTAAGACCTATCTCGGTTGAGCTCAACGGAACTAAAGATAGATTAACACTATTTAAATTAGCAGACTCTTTACAATAAACCTTGTCATCTGGTAACCATCCTGCATAAAACCTTAGCCACCCACTTAATTCTCGGCTTGGTCCATCTTGTCCTCCCATTAAATCCAATGGATTAAAAGGTGGTGTCTCACCTCTTGATAAACCAACATGTGGTAAACCAATTGCATGACCAAACTCATGTGCCCAATAAGCCCAGTATTCTTTACCTGGTAAGTCCATAAATTGTCCTGGTATTGAGTATGAAGATATTGGTCCTTCTTTGCTAACATAATCTTTAACGGCTTGATCCCAAGGAAATCCCTGTGAAGTTTCTATAATAAATGTTTGTCCAGTTGGAAGTATAAAGTTAACGGTTTGAACATTTGTAAAATCAAAAAATGGATCAGCAGCATCCATCGCATCTTTAAATAATTTAGGCCCATTAGCAGCATTATTTAAGTTTACTGACTGTGGAATCACATAATCAGAAGTTTTTTCAGGAAGTCTCATCCATTTATCTGCTATTACCCATTCAACTTTAAACTTTCCTTCACTTACAGTTGAATACCAATCAGATAGTATCTTTGTCTGATTATCAACTCGTGATCTGAAGTTTAACTCTCCATGAAGATCTGAAAAGTCAATTGGTATTAATGCCCATTTGACTGTTCCCATGCGTGGTGTAAGTGAGTTCCACTCAGGAAAACCTGCTCCAGTAAATCCTCTTGAATTACTTACTTCTTTAATTTTACATATCTGGATATTGTCACTTGGTACTGATGGTGACGTGTAAGCAATATTTTTTGCAGGAGTTGCTGTAACTATAGGTGTTGGTGTTGGTTTAGATTCTTTTTTAATTGCCCAACGATATACTTTTCCATTTGGTAAACAAATTTTATCATTAATAACTTTATTAACATTTGATTTTGAGCATGATTTGTTTGTAAATTCATATGAAGCTACATTTTTTTCAACGGCGGGAGCAATAGGTGACAATAAAGATACAGCAGTAACAGCAGACACACATACAACACACATACTATTTTTTTCCATCTTTCTTATTTGTTTTAGGTTTAATACTTGCTTTAGCCTGTTGAACATAAAGATCTACTAATTCTTGTACATTATATTCTTTATCAAACTCTTCTTCATTCATGATTCATCCTTATCCCAATATGCTTTACCAAACTCATCATAATCATCCCAACCAGATCCCTTTAAATCATCTATCATTGCTTTTAAATCAAATTCATAATATGTTCCCCACCACTTATATGGCCTACGAAGTATTGTCCACATAATTGAATGGTAATTATAGGCAAGTCCACGATCATCATGATCATCATAGTGTAAAGCTTTTGCTAAATGAGGACTAGAAATCTTTTCAAATAAATTACCAATCCAACGAAGTGGAACAATCCTAGTCTTTTCTATCTTTGTGGTTATCATCTTTTTCCCACACCAATCTGCCGTCTTTATAAACAGGCCAATAGCCGAGAGATTTCCAGTCCATACGAAATATGCTTGATTCCTTCATACTATAAGTATAGCGGTTAGAAGGGTTTAAGTCAAATGGTTAAGCGTTGGGATTAATTATAGACTTAGATCCAGCAATAAGCTTTTCTATTTCTTGCTGAACAAGGTTATACTCTTCTTCAAATACTTCTGGAGTTCTACCTTCTCCCATAGCATAAGGAATTTCTTTAGATATTAGATCTTCCTTAAGAGTTTTTTCAATATCATAATTTAGGACGGTACATTGGAACCAATTTGATACGTATCCATCTTTATCAATAAGATACTTTTCAAAGTTTCCACCCTGCATTGCACCATTTCCAACAGGTTGATTTAACCAAGGTGACATGTATCCGCTTCTGTCTGGGATACCAAGTTCTTTTTGTTTTGCAGCATAAGCATGCATTTGAGATTCAATCTCTTTGTATAGTTCGTGAGTTTCTTTTCTTGGTTGACCTAATCCGTTTACAGAATCATTTCCTTTATGCTCACTCATCTCATTAGCACTCTTATTTGGATTTGATGAAACCATCTCTGAGAACTGAAATGTGGTTCCATAAGTATCTTTACCATATTCTTGTGAGTCTAATCCACAAGTAATACCTTCTGACCACTTACCCTTTGTAACTCCAGGACCACAGTAATCATTAGTAGGAATAGCAATAATCTGGAAATCATCTCCACCATACTTATCTTGAAGCCATTGTAGAACTTCCATTTGGTTAGCGTTACCGCAACCAACTGTTGTGTTTGCTAGTAGTGTTACCTTACCCTTAAATTGATCTAAGAAGTTAGGGGCCTCATCAGCCGAGTTAAGCGGGATATCGTAAATTGATTTCATATTCTGTATTATACACTATTTTTAAAACTTGGTGGGGTAAATAAAGATACTACTCCACCCAATTAAACCTAGTAGATTCATCACCAAAAACAAAGGTAGTTATTGAGTACCTATCTCGCTCTACAACTGGAAATACTTGATGCTTGAGGTCAGCATTATGAATAACCATACTTCCTGCCTTTGGGGTAACGCTTAAGCCAAGGTCTGGATATATTAATTCTCCTCCACCAAAATCATCATTTAAATAAATAGCAATACCAAAAACTATTTTTCTTGGATCATCAGGATTTCCACCATCTGCGTGAGGCCACATAAACTCTGAATTTGTTAGTCTTCTTAAGTCACGGCTATAGATTATTGATTCTATATTACTAAAAAATGTTTCAATGTTTTTGTATATATCTTCCATTTTAAGGTATAAATCATTACCCATATCCTTAACTGTATTTCCTACATGTGTGGTATTCCAGTCTAAATTTTCTTTAGCTTTAGATAAAAGAGCAGCCCTTTGTTCTTCATCTAAGAACCCCTCAATTTCGTATACACCTTCTGCGTGTTTTGTTAATTTCATTTGTTTGCTCCAATGTGTGGCATTCCGTTAAATATATCATACCTGTAGGCTTCTTGGTTGACAGACTTTGGATCAACCCACCAGTCTTCACTTAGGGTTTGTCCAATAAGCTTATATCCTAGGCTGCTTAAGATTTCTCTCTGAGCATCTCTCATAGGATGTCTTTTATAATTTTGAGATAGATCATGCTCAATGATTATTGTTGAGAATCTATACTGTAACATTGGTAGAGATATTAGGGCTAAAAGACAATTACCATCATCATGTCCATCTATATCAATTTGTAAAAAGTCAATGGTTTTTGGAAAATTATTTTCTTTAAAGTAATTAAGATAGTCAAATCTTAGAGCATCCTCATTGATACACTTGTTCTTGCGATCAGATAAGTTATAGCCATCAGCCACTTGTTTATCAATCTCAAGAGCAAGACCTGTCCAGCCAAACTCAGACTCTAACAGAAAAGTATTACTTTCGATGTATGGATCTGCCGATCCTAACTCTACATAGAATCCATTCTTTTTTTCTTGAGTCATCGAGATGACAAACGACTCCTGGAATGTAGAGCTTTTGCTATTTTTATAATTGATCACAATTTATTATACCATTCTAAAGTTCGGCGGAAAATAGAGGGTAACAAACCACTCCCTGCCCTACACGGGCACTATAGGTTAGCATCCATCTCTTCCGACCAAATGATAAAGCACTTAGTACATTGAATACCATCTTCACGCATGTACCATTTATGGCTACAGTCTTTTACCATAAGCACACCAAATCCTACCATCTGTCATTGTTTGATGAAGATCCCAATACAAAGGATCGTTAATACTCATCTCACACTTTAGACATTGATCTTCGTTCAAGCACATGCCAGACAGTAAAAAGGAGTTCTAAGGTTTTCTGGGCTAGTAATGACATGCTGAGAACACTTATGGCATTGAGCATAGGTCAAACCTTCAAGGCTTAAATGGTTTGTCAAAAAAAACGGGGACTTAGAATAATAAACCTTAGTAATATACCAAGTAATCCCTATAGCTAATAACGTTAAGATGATAGCCCCATTCTAAGATGATTCTTACATACGCCAGAAACAGAATATACTAGGTCTTCTACAACAACGTCATTGTACTCTGCTTGCTTATCGCAGTAATAACATTGTTCGGTTAAGATTTCCATATATCTATGATACCACACAGCCAGAAAATTATATACCCTGGAATATTAGGTAAAGGCTAAGGTTTGTTAAGTAAAGGCTAAGCTTTTAATGGCATTACAGCATCACAAGGACAGATAATAGACTCTGGTAGATCATGAACCTTGGTTGTAATGACAATAGTTGTAGCACATTCTGGACATTTATATGTATTTTTCATATCTATATCATACCATGATTGGGGAAAAGATTTGATCTATCGTAATGTTTATTTGGGAGTTATCCACAGGTTATAGGCATGGTTTGATAAAGTTATCCACAGGTTTATCCACAGATAGATCTTACTGATATTTTTTAGATTTATCTTTGAGTGGAGGAAAGTGGAGTGAAATGGAGTATGGAGCGCTTAGACAAAGGGGCTCGTAATGTCCAGGACGTTCAAACCTTCTACCACAAAACCTTTCCTTTGTCAAACCATACCTTCCAAACCCTGGAGTATACCATCCAAACCTCTATTTGTCAAACCTTTATAGCCTAAAAACCCTATACAAAATTGCTCAAAATGTCCAATAAATTAATAAAAAAGAATAGAAAGGTTTTATAAATATTTAAAAACCAGGGAAAAAGGTTTGTTATTCGTAATGTCTTTTATAGTGTAGAATTTGGTATATCTTTTGATCCCCCGCTGCGGGATGTGTAGCTATCCTAGGAGTCATTTCTGGGGCGGGGGATAAATAAAGAGAGTTCGTAATGTCAGTAGTATAAGATACAATACAAAACCTTTATAGCTGGATGTAAGGTTTGACATGTAAGGTTTGATATGCTAGAATCCTGGCGATTTTTTTAGAGAGGTTCGTAATACCTTGGTTTGGAAAATGTTACTCGAAAACCTGGACTATTTTTTAAGAGTTCGTAATACCTTGGTTTGGAAATAAAGTTCGAAAATCCCTACTCGGGCTAATCCAGTTTTTTCTCATAGGCGATATCTAATAAAGCTGTTAGATTGTCAACGCCTTCTAACTCTTCATCTGTTATATCTAATGCGGCAAGAAATAGGTTAAAGGTTTCCTCAATATATTTTTCTGCAAATTGGGTAGAGAGTACCAAACCTTCATTAATTAAATAAGCCATAGGCAAACCCATATCGTTGTACTCAATGAATTCTTTAAACTCATTGTTACCCCTAAACTCAATCCAGAACTGTCCAAGGATAGCGCACTGGCTTTCAAACTCTACGTTCATTAGAACTCCAACTTAACTTCTTGAACATTAAAAAATTCTAAGATATCTTTATACTTGTCTTTAGGGTCAAGGTCACGCAATTCACATAAAGTATTCCAAATGTAGTCAATTAGTTCTTGAGAGTCTTTTGTTGATTTAGCCCAGCCAATTGCGATAAACTTACACAGTTGTAGGACATCTTGAAATTTTTCAAAGAACTCAGGTGGCAAAAAAGAACTGTCAATCGCTAAATTATTTTCCCATAAAAATGCTAGGATCTCTGTTTCTGTAACGCCTTTAGTCTTCCCAATCATGATTTCTCCAGTCCCGATAATTATGTGTAATGCTTGGTTCGTTTATTATCTTTTCTCGTTCTGCTTGAGCACTCTCAAATATTACCATAACTCTATTAAAAGTTAAAGTAGGCAAGACTCGTGCTATCATTTTGCCAACCTGCTCTAAGTTTAGATTGAGGTCGCTGACAATGATATTTAATTTTTGTGCGATCTTTTCTTCACTTGTACCAACGCTTGATTTGCGTATAGAAAATGTCATGTTTCCCCTCTCTATTCATTATACCGCAAAAAGGAAGGAAGGGCAACCCCACGCTGCCCCCCCTGTCCTATATTAGCGAGAGGTGACCCGTTCCCCTTGCTTGAGAGCGCTAAGACTGGTATTGTCAACAAACTTACCATTCTTGCGAAGTACAATGCGTTGAGACTTGCCGTAACGGGTATCCCATGTTTCTAGGTATGGGACGGTCTTTGCTTTTGCTTTCTTAGCCATTTGTTTCTCCTTAGTTAGTTAGTGATAGATGAGGTGCATATGCATTAATAAATGCGTTAAATTCAACAGGGTGAATATCAGTGACAGTATTATTAATGAAGTCAATAACTACTGTCTGTTCTCCTAGGTCCATAGACCCACGGTCATTAATAGCATATATTCCAAAACCGTGCTCGTCCAAAACACTGTCTTGAATAAGATAACTAATCATCATGCGGGTAGCATATGAAGGGTCTGACCAACGGACACGTGCATGTGTTAGGGCCGCAGCGATATCAGGTTGCCAGTCTGTCTGGCCCCAATGTGAGTATAGGACCACATATGCTGCAGGCTCTCCTACAGCAGGATCTGAATCTTTAAATACATAGTTAATACGGGCTCCCATTACTCATTCTCCTCATCATAACATCCGCAACATTCAACGCAGATCTGTTCGTCATCCTTGTAGCAGTTAGGGCACATGTACTCTGACATATTCATATCAGGGTCCCTGCACCATTCACATATGGCAACGCATAGTTCATCAAAAGTATACTCAGATAAACGCTTATCTAGTCTATTCGTCTGTATCGTCATCATCTTCATCATATGGATCTGAGATGTAATCACGATTCATCATCCACTCTAAGACATCTTCTTGATGTTGTTCGGTACCATACTCTAATGAAAAGCCCATACCAGCCTCTACAGCCTCACAGAGGTGCTCCCACATCTGATCTTCTGTTACATTTGCCTTATATTCAGGGTCATCCAAAATGTTGGTGATAGTGCTCCATGTCCATAACCACACTAGTGATAGGCCAAGGTCGGTTGAGTCTAGAATATCTAGGCATTGATTTAGTTTATCTTTATCTTCGGGTTTCATATTACTATTTTACTCCTCGTCGTCCTCATTGTCAAGTTCATCATCTGCTGGAATAACTAAAACCTGAACATCATTTACCCAAGGCCGTTCAGTAATAAAATATCCAATACGATTAACAAAGCTATAGCCAGACCATATATAGGTCCCCCCATCATCACCATCACCATAAGTCCAAATAACGTTATCATTGGCCCCCTGTATAAATGTTAGTTCATCTCCATATGTTTCAAACATATAGCCATACTCTCCATCGCTAAATGAAGCATTTGTATCTATATGATTAGGTACTGGCTTAAAGGTATCAAACCATTCATCATAATCCATTTCAATTAACTCAGGCATAATACTTCTCCTCAATATTTTTACGGTCAATAGATAAATTATACGTTAGGCAATACATATTTGTCAAGGCCTGTAGGTACCCCTCAAGATATCTATCAGGATTATCTTTCATGGCTTCCTCGCAGTCAAGCATTTCTACCTTAAGGTGTCCATGCATTAAATCTATTAGTGGTATAGAGGTGTCCTCTAAGGCTTTAGTTAAATGTTCGGGGATAAAGGGATACTTATCACTCATTGATAATCCTCAATAGGTGATCACAGGTATCAATTGCTCCCATGTAAAATGAATCTGATTCAAAGTACTCATCATCGGGAATCTCAATACCCTCTTGTGCTTCTTCCATAGTTTGTTGTAAAGATATCTTATGTATCTTGATATACTCGGTTAGTGTGTTTAGGTCCATATATTAATTATAGGGGTTTGAATTGATTTTGACAAGCGGTGTGGGTGTGATGTCAGTCACATTGCTATGGTATGAGGCATAGATAGAACCTGGTAGTATCTGTGCGTTTAGTTTAACAATGGCCTGGTGAGGGCACGGACATGCGGGGATTGGAATAAACTCATCTTTCCAAGTAGTAGTAATCTCCATAAGAGTATCACACTCAGTACAAAGATACTCATGCTTAGTCCAACATGAGTTAGACCATTCAAGCCAAGGCTCTTCTAATTTCATTTAGTCCTCTATGTATTCTACTGAGATGTTACCTAATACTTCATCATATTTTACCAGACGATCTATATCCTCAGCAAAGCGAGCCATGAGATAATCTACTTTATCTTCGGTACTCATATCTTTAGGGCCATATTCTTCAAACCCTATATCATTAGATAGGATGTCATCTATATCTACGGTTTGTTCAAGACTGATTCTTACTTTCATTATTCTCCCAGTGGTTGTGGTTATGTATTAATTATCGCATAAACCCTGCGAAATGTCAACTCCTTACGTAATACAATTCCTGGAAAAATATCACTGCTTACGTAATCATTCATTTTAAAAAATGTCAAATTCGAAAATCTTGCGATCTGTATCGGACTTGAACCGACGACCTCTACCGTGACAGGGTAGCGCTCTAACCAACTGAGCTAACAGACCTAATGGTGAGCAGTTTGAAATCATGCTCAGGATTTTTTGTTAGGCTAACGCCATAACATTTTGAACAACTCTTAGCAAACGATTTTTTTCTGCGTTAATCGCAGGATCAAAACCACTTGCGGAAGCAAGGATGGATTCGTTAGAACCACCACGAGCAGAACGATACCAGTCAAGGCGTTCGGTTAGCGCATTGAACGCACCCCAAGCAGAACCAGCAATCATTCCATTAAATTCACCAGTGTAAATATCATTGACAACATCAATTTTATTTTCCCACTTTTTAAGTGAACCCTTAGAATCTTTTTCTGGCTTAGGATAAGCAGCAAGAACAATTTTGTTAAAATCAAGTGCTGTGACTTCTTTTTCAATCATAGCCTTAGCCATGAGATCAAATTCATCCATATACTTGTTAGCCATGCCAAGAGTTTCACGAGCAATTTGAACTTTGCCGTTAGCAGTTTGAGTATGGCGAATCTTGAAAGATTGCTTGATACCATTCTTTTTCTTGATTGAACCAAGAGCAAGGTTGAGAGTGTTAGCGCATACAACACGAACAGGCGTGATACTTGCTTGAATTGCGATAGAACCGTCGTGTGATGTGTTGATGAGCAAATAAGTTTTGACCTTATCGGCAACACCGCTAGGGTCAAGAATTGTTTCACGCTCTAGTGCTAACGCACCAAATACGACACGACCACCCTTGATTGAGCCAGCAGTTTCCCAACGACCGCCACCGTCTAGGATATTGTCACCGAATGAGAATAGATCCTCATTCTGTAAAACGTGATAGCGTTCACCAACTACACCAAGAATATCGGTTTGAGTGTTATCTGTGGGATTAGTACGCAAGACATATTGGTACGCCTTGTCGCTTGTTAGATGTGTAGGGGTTTCTAAATCCTCAAGACGAACATTCCACCCGTCAAGATTTGCTAATGAAAGCATTTCTGATGTGGTTTTTTCCTCTGAGAATACAGTACCCAATCCATGCCAAGCAGGTTCACGGAATGAAGCAAAAGATGTTTTGCCATTCTGAGATTCTAAGTCATGTGCCATGAGTTTATTTCCTTTCGTTTGATTGTTAATTTAAGTATAACATTGCCGACTGACAAAAGCAAATCGGGATAGTTAAACATGGACAATATGGACATTTTTTTCGTGATCTTAATCACATGATCGTAACTTGACTTTTAAGCTAGGCCGTTCGAAAAATTTGTGAAGCAGTTTAAGGACGTGCTCAGGTCCATTAGTAGCCCCCTACTAAATTATTTCAGTACGGTCAACGCTTCCCGAAATATATTCTACGCCTTCAGGATAAGATACAGAATCAAAATCAATATCGTGAATTAAGTTTAGTGCTGACTCTTCATCACGAGCATTAACTGTCACTGAGTATTGAACTGTAACTTCCAATTCAAATTCTTTTAACAATTCAAAACCACAAATTTCAGCAATCTCTTCTGCGTTAGTTTCTGAGATCTCTCGCTCCTCTAACGCATTCATGGTCCATGTGTACATATTGTCACGTAAGAGTTGTAGTATGCCTGCTGTATCATAGTCACGCTGCGCTAACTTCTGGGCATGTAAAGTTAAATCATTGATTCGCTCCTCATGCTTAGCGATTGTGGCCTTAAGAAAATCCTCTGTTGCTATTGCTGTTGTGTTCATGGGCTACTCCATTTCCTTAGATAATTCGTTCATTTCTTTAATTGTAGCAACCATGTCTGACATATCTGAGTGTGATAAACAAACCTGTGAAACAAGTGTTGCTGTTAGTGCTGATAGTGAGGAACTATATTTAAATAGTATTTGAGCAAACTCCTCAGTTTCTATATACTCACGATTCTGAAACATGAATTGTGCTAAACTCATTAGATCAGGATCAAATAGTGCTTCCTCTGTTGCTTGTTTAATTTGTAACATTGTGCTAATCATTGGGCTACCTTTCTAAAGTTTTGTGTTGAGCAGTTTAGCATGTCATGCTCAGGACATTATTTAATTGTTTATAGGTATTCGGATACTGCGTTGTATGTTGAGGTATTAACTGTTTCCTCATCTGTCATCTTTAGAATACGAATTGCGTTTGACAATTCTTTCTTAGACTCACGATAAGTGCTGGCATGAATATACTCAAAGTTACGCTCTGGCTCTGCTGGCATATCCTTTTCAGGAACTGTCAAGTCAAAGTCAATGTTGAGTGTGTTGTTATATGAGCGATAGTTAGTGCGAAGGTTAAAAGACTTCTTGACATTTGCCATAGCAAACTCAAAGACTTCTGTTTTCCACTTTTCTACTGCCTTTAGATATTTTGCTTCGTTGGCTTCTTGTGTTGCGTAGTCTGCTTCTAACTTAGCGAGAGAGGCTTCTAGTGCTGTGATGATTTTAGGTGTTGCGATTTTTACATTGATTGCTTTTGCTCTAGCCATTTGTTTCTCTTTTCTGTTTATGGGGTATTTATATTATAGGGGGGTGGTCTGACATTTTGGTGAGCCTTTTGGTATCTTGCTCAGGATAGTTCACGCCACTTATTTATAGTGCCTGTACGCTAGGCACTTAGTAATTAGATTACTTTGCTGTCCAAGTTGTGTAGCGGTGTGTACCATTTACATCTAACTTGACTCGGACATTACCATTTGAGAGAGGCGTGATCTCTGCGATTGTTCCTGTTACCTTTGACTTTTGTGTTGTGTAGGTGTCGCCTACCTTGTAAGTTGCTGTATTAACTGACATTGTTTTTTCCTTTTCTGTTGGTTGGTTATATTTTAAGTATAACATTTCCTACTGACATTTATCAAATTATTACCTGATAATCTCACTATTTGGAATTGTTATTTGGTTATACCTAAGTATGACAGAAAATGTCATAAATGTCAATTCTTAATCGTAAACCTGGGTGTGATAAATGTCATACGTAAAGGGTCATGTGATAAATCTCACACGGTTCGAAAATTTCTGCGGGGAAGCACAGAAATTAACTTATTAGCTATTCATCATCCTCAACATAAACATATAGCGAAATTAAATCATCATGCTTGAAATTAACAATATCTTTTTCACCAAACTCATCAATGAACTCAATTTGGTAATCATCTCCGTTATTAGTATCATTAACTCCAATAACTTCAACAACATCATCCTCAACGCCAATTAAATCATTAAGCATTAGTTGCCCAGGTGTTAGACGATCAGCAAAGATTAATTCCATAGGTTTCATTGTAGCATTCATTTAGGCATTATCCATTTCTACGCAGTCCATAAAACATTCCTCGCACATATATTCATCAATCGTGTAGTCATCTTGATTAAGGCAGTCGTGTTCATCACAAGGGCATTTATTTATTGTCATCATGCGAACATCGCATCTAATTCTGAGTCTGACATTTCTACCCATGAGTTACTGTTGATTAGAAATTCAGGCTCGCCAATGATAGACTCACAATCGCAAAAATCAGGGAATTGGTAATTTTTCATTACCTCTTCAATATCAGTCGTTTCAAGATAAAACTCATGATACATGCTTACTTTATAGGTCTTAGACATTATTCGTTATCCTCATCTACTGGGTCAATAAACCACGATAGGTGGTGTTGTTCAATAATAGCCCATGCGGGGGCTTGAGTCAAACCACGCCAGCGTATCTGAAAGTCACCAACCATAGGCATATCAATTACACGCTCATAGTCCTCGTCATAAGCGGCATCTATTGCTTCAATACAAGGGGCAACCATTTCAACGGGTACTGGTGGATAATGATTACCCTGTAAGTGATAACGCAATTGCGTTTCTAAGTCTAAGACTTCATCTTTAATTCCTAGTGCTGTTATTGATCCCATTATATTTTCTCCTCGATCTCATGGACATAAACATCATTTTTATTTAGTAAGCCATATCTGATATTACTATCAAACATAGCAATAGCAGAATCATAGTCATCTGCCTCAACATTGATAAAACAAGTAAAGTTAAATAGTGCCATTACTTAGTTACCACCAATCTGCCCTCACGATAAAATACTTTTGTATACATTTTGCCAGTCGGCATTAAGAGATTAACTGTTGAGTATTCGTTAGCAAATCCCCAATCTGTAAAGGATAAGAAATCTGTAAACGCCTCTAAAGCGTCTACATAGTTTTTGTTCCAATGGATAGGTTTGCTATCGTAGGCAATAGTAATTTGATACATTAGTTTCCTTCTTTCGTTGTTGATATTTCTGATACTAGCATATCGTACTGACAATCGCAGGGTTCATCATAGTCAAACGAACAATAGTAGCAATCCATAAACTCATCGCATACACGGCACTGATATTTAAATTGTATTTCATCGCAGTGGATATGAGATATATCCCAAATTAAGTAGTGATCTGTCTTATCTATAACTGTAGCCATAGGGGGCAACCTTCTTTCTTTTTCTTTATACTGTAAGCCTACCATTTCACACTGACATTTTCAATTTTAAATAATCTTATCTTAAATAGTAAGACGGCGTGTCGTGTGATTAATCTCACAACCTGGGTAAATTATCCACAGTTCTTAAATCACCCTGTGGAAAACCTTTCGAAAAAATAAAGGACAGCCTGCAGTAGCCGCCCTTTAAATTATTTTTTATTATCTAGATCCAGCAATCATTAGGATAGCAATAAAAATACCAATCGCAATAATTAACATTTCCATTTTTATTATTCTCCTTTTATTTTTTAGTAGCAGAAAAAATTATGTCACTCTTTGAGTATACACATAACTTACAAGAAACACAAGCGGAGCCAGCAGCGCTAATCAATGGAATTTGCTTATTATTCTCAGGACATTTAGCAGCAGGCTTACCAATCATTTCTTTAAGATCTGCTTGACCTATAGCAAAATTCTTAGCAAGGTATGCCATGCGTACTCCACTATTAATTTTTAGATCAACAGCAGTTTTAACATTCTCGCTATCAGCAGAAAAATACAGTGAGAGGTTATCAATATCTTTTAGAATGAGAGCAGCAGACTTAACACGAGTGTAAACCCAGAATTGTACATCCGCATTAAGTTTAATTACATCAGACCACGCAGTCGCATAAGTATCGCTAAAGAAGTCGCCATCCCAATGGATACGAAATAACATAGGCGCATTCTTTTTTACACAATCAGCTTTGAAATCAGCAATCATCTCACCAATCAAATTAAGCATGGTTAAATAGTCTGCGTCTTTTAGCAGGGACCAGTTATGAAGTAAGTTAACCTTTACGCTAGGGAATACCTTTTCTAGTTTTCCCGCATAACAGACACTCTCGCAAACAGACGTTGCGCCAGGACAAGAATAAGCCTTTCCAGCGGGTAGGCCGAAGGTGTTGGCAATTGCTGCTTGCTTTCCATTTTTTGTGACAAGGTTAGCCACCTTTCTATCATTAGAACGTTTTAATTTAGTAGTCAAGGGAGAGGCTCATTTCTAAGGCCATATCTTCATGAGTAACAGAATCTGCTAACTCATTTAGCCAGCAATGATCACACACTGGCATATATTCATCAACAGCATTTTCATTACACTTAGGGCAGGTAGTAGCATAGAACTCATCATAGAATTCATCGTTTTCAAATGTCATGGGGGCACGACCTTTCTTAGTTGTTGTTATTTTTTAATTCTAGCATAGCAGACTGACATTTTCTACCCTTGCGAGTATAAGTCTTTTTAGAAGGCACGGCGGAGGCAGCATTAGAACGGCGAAGTTCCATAAGTCTGCGTAATTCCTCAGCGGTTTTCTTAGTCATAAAATAATCTTAGCATACTTAAAATAAAAATACAAATTAAAAATTGTGATAAATCTCACAAAACCTGGGCTTGTGGACAACCTACGTAAAGCTGTGGATAACTTTGCGCTTCGAAAATTTTTAGTGAGCAGTTTAAAATCTTGCTCAGGATTATTTTTATTTTACTTTTTTAGTCGTTCAGTTCGCAAAGCAACTTGTAACCTGCGAATTTCTTTTTCTAATTGAATGTTGCGTTGCCAAAAAGCAATCATCACTCCAAGCGATCCAGCTAAAGCAATTACAATTGCGATTAGTGTTCCGTTATCTAAAATCATTACACACCTGCCATTTCTTTATAACACGCATTTACAAAAGTTTCATGCGAAAATCTTTCGTTATCAACTTCAAACATCGCAGAAAATTCATCTACTAAATCTGCGAATACAATTTCATCAAGGATTAAATCTCTAAACTCATTTAGAATTTGAGCAGTAGCAACATAGTCTTTGCGAGTCATCATTTATTTAACCACCTTTAGGATAGCATAAGTTCCGTGTTCATTTACTTCAGCAAGTGCTGGCTCTAAAGCAGGCACTATAAATTTATGTAGCACTGATTCCAAAAGTTGAATTTGATCTAATTCGCTAAGTGCTAAGAATTGTTTTGCTACTGGGTGAGTTTCATCAAACTCGGTTACGAACTTTAGTGAGTGTTCTATTGCTATTGTCATTTTTATTTCCTATTCGTTAGTTGGCTTCGGGTGTATTAAATAATTGTATATCTTGGCACTGACAAGGCTCGACATGGTAGTCCTCGCCTGTACCAAAAAAGATCAAGCCAGTTGAGTGGCAGTCCTCGCAGGGGATAGTTAAGACTGAGTTTATCATTATCCACCTACCTTAACGGCAACAGTTGCCCAAAAGTTTTTAATTCCACGAGATGAGCGCACTTCTATTGCGTATGCTTCAAATTCTGAGCCGTACCAAACATCTGGGCGGGGAGTTGCGTATTGGATAACGCCTTCATCATGGCGATTAGTTGAGCGATAAGTCTTGCCGATTAGCAAGTCCTCTATTGTGTATGGTTTTGCTGACATTAGTTGTCACCTTTCTTTATTTCTTTAATTGTAGCGGATAGGACTGACAAAGCCTGAGCCTTGCTTGCGTTGCGTTGCGCCTGTATTAGCGCCTTATATTCCTCTAGTGTCATTTTTGACCTTTCGTTTAATTGCTTACTATGTAAGTCTAGCCTATTAGACTGACAAAATCAAATTGGAAATGCTAACAAATCGGACATTTTTTTATTTATTTTTGTGATCATTCTCACATTGGGGAAAATTCTGTAACAATTTAATAACGATCTTAACTATTACGGCGTGTCGGTTTGACTTTTCGAAATTTTTTTACTCCTTAGAGAGTAAGTAAAGAAAACGAAACGCAAAAAATAAAGTTAAGAAAAATAAAGCTCTGCCATCAGTGAAAAAAGTTAGATCCATTTTTTTATTCTCCAATTCCGTTAAGTATTTTTTCTAATTCTAAAAGTTGATCATTAGTTAAATGATCTAATTGTATTGCGTTAGCAAAATTAAAAATATCTTTACTCATTTTCTAATTCCTCATTTTCTCTAATAGCGTCTTCAAAATCTAAAAGCGATTGGTGATAAGCAACAGGGTCGCACTCTCGCAAAATCTGTGAGGCAGAAAAAGATAAGTTGCCAATTTCAAAAGGCTTATAAGATTCGTCTAACATGTCATCAAACCATGTTTTAATTTCAAAAGCGACATCAAAATCTAACATTAGTTTTCTCCTCTAATAGTTCCGTTAATTGCTAAGATGTCACACTCTACTTTTAGAGATGTGTTTTTGTTAAGGCGTGAAGGTAGCGCAGAAAGAAAATCTAGTACCTGTTGCTTAGAATAGAAAGGCATTTTTTTAGTGTTGCCGTTATATGAGGTTAGTGTAAGTGTTATCATTATTTAGATACCTTCCATTCTCCCCATGCGTTAAGGGATTCGGCAGACCTTTCAATATTCTGCTCGCATACCTCGCAAAAGGTAAATTGCTCATCACAATAAGTGGATATTGCGGAATTAGGGATATGCTCTAGGCATACTGTCATTTTTTCTAATGTAGTCATGGTGACCACCTTTCTTTATTTTCTTTATACTGTAAGTTTAACAGAGGGGTCTGACATTTTCAGGGGTACAAATAGAACAATTCGGACATTGTGACATAGCACACATGTGTTATACATCACATCAATAAATCGTTATAAAATTGTTATAAACTTATCAGCGTGTCAACTTGACAAGGTTATACACATCACCCTGTGGATAACTTTTTTCGAAAAATGTCATGTGAGGTTTATCACAAAAATAGTTTTGCGACACGCCCGAAATACATGCCAAAATGTCAGTGCCCCCTGCTAGAATTGCGGTATAAGAAAAAAGAAAGGACAATAAAATGTCATTAGAATTAACCGAATTGCTTAGAAAATGTCAGGTCTGTAATTGGGCAGGTGACTCATGGGATTGGTTCTGTAAAGTAGACAAATCTCACAAAACCCGTGAAATGTGGCAATACCTAGACCGAGAGTCTATGACCTACTCATACTCAGAAACTATGATGTAAATCACAAAAATAATTAAATAATACTGGCAAGTAACCCCCTTATTTGTCAGTACCCCCTGCTATACTTCCAATATACAAACTAACAAAGGACAGAAAATGAATAAATATGAACTAAGAGAAAAAGCCGTTACATTGGCTAAAGAAAATCACGGTACAGATAAGTACGCCGTACTATGGGGAGCAGCCTCAGTGCTACTCACAGAAAAAGATCTACAAATTATTATTAACGTATTGGAGAAAAAATAAATGATAAACGCAACATTAACCAGTGTCACAGGTGGCACAAAAGTTATGGGATTCACAACAAAAGAAAACCTTATTGAATTTATTGATAAATACGCAGAAGTTTTACCAATTGGAAATGTCGTGAATATTGACGCACCTCTTGCTGGAATTCACAGCGGTTGGATTCATGGTAAGGCTAAGAAAATCTAACAAAAAAAAGAAAACGTGCTCACTATTATTTAGTGTTTACGTTTTTTTAAATGTGTATCATACACAAATACAAAATATTCAGATTTTAGCCAATTTGGTTTTTTAAAATTTTATTCAGAATTGTGCTACAATGTACATATGTTTATTTATACAACTGCTGAACAGTACGCAATGATTGCGGAAGAAGAAAGAATAGCTGCTGAAGAAGCTGCTATTAACGAGGGGACAGAATCATGACCGATATTGAGTATACTGGGGATAACTGCTGTGCAGCATGCACATGCACAACCCCACATCAATCAAAACCTGCTGAGTAAATATATGAACAAAGACCACTACACTCCTTTAGACATTGCAAATGATGAACTTGATGCAGCTAATGATTTAATAGACGCAGAAAACCTTGCTAAGAAGTAATTAAATGGCAATCTTAGAAAACCTTGAATATTCCTGGGATAAACCAGAACCACAATACGAATCTCTGGCTATGAAAATATTTTCAGATTTTTGTTGTAATGGATGTAGCTGTAAATCCGAATCAGACCATAACAAATAAGGTTTTTATATATATAACGGTTTGTTATAATTAAAATTTTCGGGGAATACAAATTCTTCCTGGCCTCTTACCATTTATCAATTGGACATTTAGCATTTAACAACATAGACTTAGCAGCCATAAAACATCCACACTTCTTACATGTCTGGGTTTTAGGCCTAAACCAATCACAGCTTTTACAAATATCCAGGCGAATATCTTTTATATCTTTTTCAACTCTGGGCGAACCATTAATTAAGTCAAAAGGTGTTACATCATCCATATACTTATTATAGCCTATAGCAGAGGTTAGGAGCCGATTTAAGACATGTTTGGATCTTTGATCCATATGTTGTCTAGGGGAGGGTTTGTTATCTCTATTTTCGGCGAATTGTATATCCCGTCGAAATTAAAATCTTATATAATGATATAATAACTCTTATGACTGTACAAGACTGGGCTTCGTTAATTGTAGCAATTCTTACAATTGTCTCATCTATAGCCTTTGGAATTAAATGGCTTGTAAAACATTATCTGAGCGAACTTAAAACCAATGGTGGCTCAAGCGTAAAAGATCAAATTAATCGCTTAGAAATTCGTATGTACGAAGCAGATATTAGTCGTAAGCAGATGAAAGAAGATCATAAGGTTATGAAGGAAAAGCTAGACCACATGTATGATATTCTTTTAGATTATATAGCTAAAGCTAAATAGTCCTACAAATTAAATTTACTATATGGCATTTTTTCACCATAGTAATTAATATAAAAATCTTCAAATTTTTCATAAAAATCTTTTGAGTGTATAAAGCAAGAAAAATCAATTAAAACCTTGTCTAAATTATTATTTATAACTTTATTCCAAGTTGTCATAGATGTCCAGTACTCATACTTATACTCACTATTTTTAAAAGTATTCATTACATCTTTTAATAATTTATTTTCTTTTTTTGCATAATAGTTAGAGTTATAAAAATATGGTGGTACATGTTTAGTATCTTTAAAAACTACCATATCTTGGTCATTATAACCCATAAGTATTTGATCTAACGGCATACTACACACAGAATCTATATCAGCATAGACTCCTCCATTTTTATAGGTTATTATATAGCGCCAAATGTCTGCCTGTATTTGTGGTTTTACTTCTTTATAAATTTCATATAGCTCTAAATCCTCTTGCTTAACAAAATCTTCTCTTTGGTAGTGATCCATAAAAACATAATTCCAACTTGGATTTAATTTTATCCATGTTTCAGAGGCTTTCTTTAATGTAGCAGGAAGATCCTCAAATTTATAGTTATGTGTTTGGTATACTGTTTTATGTATCATTTAATTATTATATCCTATATATAATATAGTTAATATACTTAAAAACCTTAACTATAGTATATTCTTTTCTTTATATATTTTAAGTATAGCATAGACATTACTGGGTTTTGTGTTGATACCCCGTTTTGAATTATAACTTTTTATAACAATTTATTAACACACCTTTATTATAACTTTTTGTTATTAAACTCTCTATATTCCTGGATTTTTAATAAAATAAGATATAATTTAGAGTGCTAACACCTAGGTTCTACCCACCCCACCCACTGAGCTTAGGTGTTAGTTTTATGGTATAATCAATTATTATGTGCACCCCTACAATTGATAAGTATGGAGCTACTCCAGCAAATATTAAATGGACAGTAGTTCGTGGAGACAGCGCAAACCTTAAAATTGAATTTTTTGAGGACGATGAAGTAACAAAATACGATACTACAGACTGGACCTATATTGCTACAGCCTATGATCCAAGTGGTCAAGTATTAGATGATCTTCCTGTTGTTTCTGGACTAGGTTATGGTGAAATTCAAGCATCCTCTGGGACTACCGCAAATTGGGGCACAGCCTACAGGTCTGTAGTAGCAGAACTTTCTTTTGATTTGCAAGTTGTAATTCCAGCTGGCTCTGGAGAGGGTGAAGATACAACTTGGACTCCAGTTATTGGAACTATTTGCGTCCTTGGTGATGTTAGCGGAACGAGCCTTTAATGCCTGTTGTAAAAGTATCTACTCCACAAACTAATTTGCCACCTGTTATTAAAATTGGTAAAAAAACATTTAAGGTAAAATAATTTATGTCAAAAAGCATGGACTTTCCAAAAAAGAAATATGCTGAGACAGTTCAGTTAACTCAACAATCATTACAAGGAAATACAGAATACATTGCCGTACCAGGAATGACTGGAGAAAAGGGTGATGTAGGGCCACAAGGACCACAAGGCCCAGAAGGGCCAAGAGGAGAGCGTGGATTACCAGGCAAAGACGGAAAGTCTGGCCCAGCAGGACCACAAGGGCCTAAAGGAGAACCTGGGAAAAGTGACGGTCAATCATATGAAAGCCAATCTGGTCAATATCCTGGGTGGGCTTATTATGAAAATAAAAATAAAAGACAAATACATCTTGGTCCAAATAGAGGAGATGATGGTTGGGTAACCTTATCAATAGACGAAGATCCAGAGAATAATATATTGTCATTTCTTCCAATAGGAGGAGTTTCATTGTGGAATCAGAACACTGGAAGAATTAATTTTAAACAACTAAAAGTAGGGGCAAAAGTCGACATTAGATATGACATTATTTTAAGCACGGACTCAAATAGCACAGAAGCTTGGCTAAGAACATATATTCCAAGAGTTGAATCACCAACAGGATATATAGGAATGTTAAAATATAAATATCCATACGAAATGTCATTCAATCAAACCCTGTACATAGACATATCAAAGATTAAATCTGAGGGTGGAATAATTCAGGCAAGAACAGATAGCGAAAGTACAATTATTTTAAAGGGCATGTATATATCAGTGTCTTAATGGTATAATGTATTAGGAGGAATCATGGCATTTCCAGGAACTTATAATTTTAATTACTATCGTGGCGATACAGCAGAATTTGTTATTCAACCAAAAAACTCCAATGGGGAAGCATTTGATTTAACTGGTTATAGTGCAATTTTTACTATAGCAAATACGAGAGGCCCTAGCCCTACTCTTACTCGTACCGCAAATGCAGTGGTAAATGATGTAACAAATATTATAACTTGTACAATTACTCCATCAATAGGAAGAGATTTAGCAGCTGGTACATATGTATATGATGTTCAAATAACTGACGTAACCCCAAACCCAGATGTTATATTTACACTTTTAACAGGAACAATTACATCAACAAATGATATTACAGGTGCTGGTTAATGCCTGAAGTATTAGTGTCAACTGATAGTATAGCGGTTGTAGGACCACCCAATATTGTTGAGGTATTGGTTGATATTGGTCCAGCTGGAACTCGTGGCAATAGATTTATTGTAGGCGTAGGAGATCCTGACTTAGCAACAAATGATGGTATTTTATTTGGAAACACTTTAATTTTAAATGATATGTATATCAACATTGCTCCAGGAGCAGACTATGGATATCTTTATCAATATGTAGCAAAACCTGGTGGCAATGAGTGGATTCAGGTTCTTGATATGAATCCCGTCTTATATTCTGAAACACATTTAACAAATTATACTGCTGGTGCAGCACAGATCAGTATTCCAATATCTAATATTGTAACTACAGCTGGTACTCCATTGACAGCAGAAAACTTTAATATTCAATACAGTATTGCACACTCAAACCCATTAGGCTCATCTATGTCCATACCAGCACTTGTTGGATCTGGAACAAACCTTGTAATCAATTTTAAAGCAGTAGAGTATGATGACGATTCAGGACCAGCAGAATGGGTTCCTTTAGATGGAATTGTAACGACCCATCTATTTATATCAATAGTTGCAGGAATAGATGAGTCTTAATCACACTTTGTGATATAATTCTTAGAGAGGTGATTCATGGCATACGAAAGCATAGGTAGTTTAGTACAAACAGCAGTTCCAGGTCTTGCAAGCCCAGCTGACATTCAGGCTGCACTTAGAACATATCACTATGGATCTGATGAATATAACGTATCAAATGCAAATAAAGCCAATTTAATTAATCCATCTATTGCGTATACAATCAATGATTTACAAGATCAGATTGATGCTATTGATACAGCAGGAGGACTTCAAGCATCAAGTTTTAACGCAAAAGGTGATTTGCTTTCAGCATCAGCAAACGACACTTTATCTGTTGTAACTGTTGGAGCTAACGGAACAATCTTAACTGCAAACAGCGCAACCGCTTCTGGACTATCTTGGGATGCTCCAGCTGCAGCAACTGCTATAACTACGTCATCTTCTACAACAGATGCAAGAATTGCCTGGGATACTACAAATAAACAAATTCAAGTTGGTAATGGAACAAGCCTTTTAAATTTTCAACCATTCAATGTAAACACAACAGCAAAGACTGCAGGGTATACATTTGTTTTATCTGATGCTAATACGCTAGTTCAAATGAATGGTGCTTATGCATTTACCGTTCCACTTAATGCAACAGTTGCATATCCTATTGGAACTCAGATACATTTAATTGCACTTACAACAGGAGTTACAGTTGCTTTCACTGCTGGAATTACTTCATATGCAACCCCAGGAGCAAAAATACGTGCAGCTGGATCAATGGCAACATTAATAAAGCTAAATACAGATACTTGGGTACTTGCAGGAGACTTGATTGCATAATGCCAATTCCAGGAGTAACGAGTTCTTCAGATAATCGCCAGCCAGGAACTCCAACTATTGGAGCTGCAACTGCTGGTAATGCTAGTGTATCTGTAGCCTTTACTGCTCCATCTAATACTGGAAAACCTAACACATCTTTAACTTATATAGCAACTACAACTCCAAGTTCAATTACTGGAACTAGTCCTACATCTCCAATTACTATTTCTGGTTTAGCTAATGGTACTTCTTATACCGCAGTTGTTAAACTAAATAATACCGTTCAAGATTCTCTAAGTTCTGCTGCTAGTAATTCATTTACTCCAGTAGCGCCACCGTTCTTCCCACCGTTCTTCCCACCGTTCTTCCCGTTCTTCCCACCGTTCTTCCCACCGTTCTTCCCACCTTTCTTCCCGTTCTTCCCATCACCACCACAGCCAACAATTACTAATCTTTCAATTGTTCCAGCATATAATGGAGGATTCTTAAGTTGGAGTTCTACTAATCAGGCTTCATACATGATTGCAACTTCACCTAGCTCAAATCTTAATGGATCAGGTGGAAATACAGCTACATCAAGAACAATGACTGGTGGAACTCAGTTAACACAATATACCGTTACGGTAACTGTTTATGGTGGCTCAAGCCAGACTGGACTTAGCGCATCTGCTTCAATAACCTTTACAACTCCTGCTGCTCCTTAACAATTAATTATTTAAGTTGCATAAAATAAAAAACCCCTACTTTTTATAGTAGAGGTTCTTTATTACCTAAAGTTTATTTAGGGAATTTTTGCATCCAAGCCCTAGTCTTTGGCGTAATACCTTTCCAAGAAGACCAGTCATTTCCCCCGTTGGACATATAGTATGCAATCTCCGCATTTTTTACGGGATTGAATAACTCAGCGTTTGTATCTAGATCAAACTTATCTCTACGATCAGGACCTAGATTATCGATCATGTTAATTTGAAACATCCCATAAGAGGAGTCTCCAGTCTTATGGTTACCATTGTATGCCAATGGACGACCATTAGATTCTTTTTTAGCAATAGCCCAAGCCACTACTAAATCATTACCCTTAAATCCTACAAGGGATAAAAGGTGCTTTAGTTCTTTATCTGTTAAGTGTGTTCTGTTTTCAAATTTAGCTAACATTTTTTTCTTAGAAACAACAAATGCCTCCTTGTCGGAGGCAGGAGCTTCTACAAATTTATTTATTAGTAAATTGTTTTCGGTACTTGACGCATTAGCAGAGTTACTAAAAGGTGCAATAACACCAACTAATGCTAGGATTCCAATCCAAGCTTGCTTGTCTCTTCTCATAATAATAACCTCCTAGAGAACAAATGCTACCTGTTGGTAGCATGTATTAAGTATAACATAAAAATGACCTCAAAAGCAAACTTTAGGTAACATTTTGATAACTTTTAAATAACTTTCTTAGGAAGTGGTATAATAATAAGATTATGGCTGAGACTTTAATTTATGATTTTCCTTATCCCCTTGCAAGCGACCCAGTTGATATTGTGGGAGATATTCAATCGTTGGCTGAGCGTATGGAGTCTGTCCTTTTTGCAGCAGAATCAAACATAACAATTGAAGTTACAAATAGTTCAGGGGTATCAATAGCAAAAGGAGATCCAGTATATATAAGTGGATCTGGAACTAAGCCACAAGTAACTAAATTAACTAACACTATGAACTATCCTATGTTAGGTTTGGCTAAAGATGCTTTTGCTACAGCAACTGACGGTGTAGTTGTTATTTCTGGTATTTTTAGTAATGTTAATACTTCTTCTTATACCGCTGGAAATATTCTTTACACTGGAACTTCTGGGGGATTAACAGCAACCCAACCAGCAACTGGAGGAACAGCAGTAGGAGTTGTAGCAAAATCACACGCAACTACTGGTGTTATAATTGTTGGTAAACCAACAGGTAATGGATCTTGGGCAGCATTGAAAGCAGGGTTAGCATAATGGTAAGCTATAGAAATAAAGATGAGAGTGCATTAACATCAGTTAAAGCCCCAACAACTTATAACCTAGGAAATAGACCACCATTGATTAATTGGACTATCGTAACTGGAGATAGTGCAGCATTTAGAATTTATGTACAAGATGATTTAGGCGATCCTATTGATGTTGACTTATGGACAATTAGATCTCAGTTTAGAAGATACTCTGATAATGTTGGAGACGATCTTTTATTTACACTAACACCAACTCCATCAGATCTTGACGGGCCTGGAGAATTTACATTATCTTTGACACCAGCACAATCTAAACAATTATTAACTGCAGATGTATTTGATGTTCAACTATCAGATGCTACCAGAGTTTGGACGGTATGCCAAGGAGAAATGGTTATGATTGGCGAAGTTACAGATCAAGAGTCATAACAAATGGCTAAAGTAAAAGTTTTAGATGTAAACCATTATTCAAAAGTTATATTTGACATAAAACCTAAAGCTTCAAAAGCAGTTAATACAAATTATGCTAAAAAAGTTCAAGTAAAAGAAACTTTACCTTTTAAAATACGAATTGTAAACATTGGAATAGATGGGGTAAACCCATTAGCTCCACCTGGAATTGGTGTTCAAATTATTGGTTTTTCTAACTATATTATCTAAAATAAATGTGATATAATCAGCGTATGGCTAAAATATCAATCGCAAGTGTAAAAGCTTTATTCCAAACTGGAGATCGTCCAAGTCAAACAAATTACGAAGACTTGATTGACAGTGCTTCTGCTCGTTCTACTGACCTTGGTTCAGATGGCAACAATGAGTCTACAATTAATGGTATTGAAAATACTACAATTTTTGATAACTTTTTAGCAAGCGAGTGGAGATCAGTAAAATACATGATCTCAATTAAAAAGACTTCTGGCGGTGCAAATAAATATTGGGCCACAGAATTAACCATAGTCCCTGATGCTACAAATGTAAATGTCAGCGAGTATGGGACAGTAGATAATGATGGGAATATTGGCACCATCTCCGTATCTAGAGCAGGCGATACAGTTTCACTTTCTGTAGTACCTGTGGGTGGACAAACCCCGATAACCTTACGCTACTTGCGTATTGGGTTAAAGGCCTAATTAAGGAGATAAAATGGCAACAGTAACAAAAGACTTTAGAGTAAAGGCGGGACTGGTAGTTGAGGGATCAACTGCGACCGTTAATGGAAAAAATATTATCACAGCAGGTGTCGTTGATGCTAAGGGTGATTTGATTGTTGGTAGTGCAGATGATGCAGTAGCTCGTTTAGGCGTTGGCACAAATGGTCAAGTCCTTACAGCAAATTCAGGCGCAACATATGGCGTTGAGTGGGCAGCACCAGCAGCAGTTGGTGTTTTTGATACACAAATTACATTTGAGGGTGCAACAGCAGATGCTTTTGAAACTACAATTACAGTTGTAGACCCAACAGCAGACCGTACAATCACATTCCCAGATGCAACTGGTACAGTAGCACTTACTTCAGATGTTACAACACACGCAAATCTTACAGAAGCTCATGGAGCCACTGGTGCGGTAGTTGGAACAACTAATACACAGACACTTACCAACAAGACATTAACATCACCAAAGATTAACGAAGATGTTGTTATGTCAGCAAGTTCTACAGAACTTAACATCCTTGACGGTGCAACACTTTCAACTACAGAACTTAATTATGTAGATGGCGTTACATCAGCAATTCAGACTCAGTTAAATAATAAGGCTGCTTCTTCAGACCTTACAACTCACACAGGTGCTTCTACTGGAGTACACGGAGTAACTGGTGCTGTAGTTGGAACAACTGATACTCAGACTCTTACAAATAAGACTCTTACAAGCCCAACAGTTTCAGGACTTACACTTTCAGATGGATCAATTGTTCTTGAAGGTGCAACCGCTGATGCGTTTGAGACAACACTTACAGTTACAGATCCAACTGCTGACCGTACAGTAACTTTCCCAGATGCTACAGGTACTGTTGCTCTTACAAACAACAAGTTAAGCGCATTTGCTGCAACTTCATCATCAGAACTCGCTGGAGTAATTTCAGATGAAACTGGTACTGGAGCACTTGTTTTTGCTAATACCCCAACACTTGTAACACCAAACATTGGTGCAGCAACTGGTACATCTTTGGTTCTTTCAGGGGACCTAACAGTTAATGGTACAACAACTACAATTAACTCAACAGAAATCACAATTGATGATAAGAACCTTACACTTGGCTCAGTAGCATCTCCAACAGATGCAGGTGCTGACGGTGGTGGTCTTACTCTTAAGGGTGCCACAGACAAGACTTTCTCATGGGTAGATGCAACTGATGCATGGACCTCATCTGAACACCTTAACCTTGCTTCTGGTAAGGACTATTACCTAAACGGCACACTAGTAACAGCTGCAACACAAACTCTTACAAATAAGACAATTGATGGTGCAAGCAATACACTTACAGTACGAATTGCAAATGATGTTTCTGGTCTTGGAACTGGCGTAGCCACATTCCTTGCTACACCATCTTCTGCAAACCTTGCAGCAGCATTAACTGATGAAGCAGGATCTGGAACAGTAGCATTTACTACTAGCCCAACTTTTGTTACACCAACTCTTGGCGCAGCAGCAGCAACAAGCATTGCTCTACCAGATGCACTTGTTGGATCTGCAACAGCAACTGCTGGAACTTCAGCTACAACTATTGATACATTCTCAGCAACAACATACACAGCTGCTAAATATGTCGTACAAATGAAAAAGGGTTCTGACATTGAAGTAATTGAAATGCTTGTAGCAGTAGATGGATCAAACAATGTTTATGTAACAGAGTACGCCAATGTACAAAGCAATGGCGAACTAGGAACAACAAATGCTGTTTATTCATCTGGCAATGTTCTTCTTCAGGTTACCGCAGCAGCTGCTGATACAGCTGTTAAGGTAAGCAAGACATACATCGAAGCGTAATTAGGAAAAGAGGCTAGAAGTGGCAACTACCAATAGAGACTTTAAGGTAAAGCACGGGTTAGATGTAACCCAAGGCGGAACTTTCGGGGGAACTGTAACAGTTGCCACTCCTACTCTTGATACACATGCAACAACAAAACTTTATGTAGATAGCAAAGGAGCAGTTGCTGCCCCAGCATCAACAGCCCCAGCAAATCCAGTAAATGGGCAGTTATGGTTTGATACAGTATCACGCCATGTATCAGTATACTCTACAGATGCTGCTGATTGGATTATGATTGCTACGTTCTCTGATACTGCCGATCTTAGACAGCACATTCACGATACTGCAATTGATGGAACTGGATTAATTGTTTCAGTATTCCAAGATGCAGGGTTTTATGATTCAATCTTTACATCAACAGAAATTGCTGGATTTTATGATTCAGATTATTGGAACAACAGTTACGACGGCGGAAGTCCATTAGATAATTTTAGTTAATTATCTGATATAATAGAACAAGGTCTGGGAGGACATAAATATGGCAACAAGAATGCAACAGCGTAGGGGTACAGCAGCACAGTGGATCTCTACTAACAGTGGCAACGGTCCTATTCTAAATGCAGGAGAAATCGGATACGAAACCGATACAAACAAATTTAAAATTGGTGATGGTACAAATCACTGGATAAACCTTGATTACTTTATTGATGCTAATTCAACAGCAAATCCATCATTTGGAACAAGCATTACATTTGAAGGCTCAACTGCAGATGCACATGAAACTACACTTGAAGTAACTAATCCTACAAGTGATCGTACTATTACACTTCCAAATGCGTCAGGAACAGTAGTTCTTTCCGACAGCAGCGGAAATGTAACAGTATCAGGAGACTTAACAGTATCAGGAACAACCACTATTATTAATAGTACAGTTCTTGAAGTTCAAACTGAAATTAAATTTGAAGGTACTACAGCAAATGGATTTGAAACCAGTCTTCAGGTTGTAGATCCAACAGCAGATAGAATTATTACATTTCCAGATTCTAACGGAACCGTTATCCTAGACGGTACAGCTCAAACATTAACTAACAAGACAATTAATCTATCTTCAAATACGTTAACAACTACTCTTGCTCAATTAAATACAGCAGTATCTGATGACAATGTTGCTTCAATTAATGGAACAGAAACATTAGTTAATAAAACTTTAACTTCCCCAAAAATTAACGAAGATGTTATTTTATCAGCAACTGCCACAGAACTAAACGTACTTGATGGAATTACTTCGTCTACAGCAGAGCTAAACATTCTTGATGGAGTAACAGCAACAGCAGCACAAATAAATGTTCTTGCAGCTTTGACTTCATCTGCAACAGAATTAAACATCCTTGATGGTGTTACAGCTACCACAGCAGAGTTAAATAAGCTTGCTGGAGTTACTGCAACTTCAGCTGAAATTAATACATTAGCTGGAATTACTTCTACCGCTGCAGAATTAAATATTCTTGACGGTGCAACTTTATCTGTAACTGAACTTAACTATGTAGATGGAGTTACTTCAGCTATTCAAACACAATTAAACAACAAGCAAGCAATCGTTGCCGATGTTTCAGACACAGAAATTGGATATCTTAATGGAGTTACTTCAGCAATTCAAACTCAACTAAACGGCAAGCAAGCAACTGTTGCTAACGTATCAGATGTTGAAATTGGATACTTAGATGGTGTTACTTCAAGCATTCAAACACAGTTAGATGCTAAGTCAACTGCTTCTAAGACTGAAACTCTAACTAACAAAACTTTAACCTCTCCAGTAATTAATACACCTACTGGAATCACAAAATCAGATGTTGGACTTGGAAATGTTGACAATACTTCAGATGCCAACAAGCCAGTATCAACTGCTCAGCAAACAGCACTTGACCTAAAGTCACCTCTTGCATCACCTACTTTTACAGGAACAGTAAACGCAGCAGACCTTACTCTTTCTGGGAACTTAACAGTTAACGGAACTACAACAAACCTTAACTCAACTAACCTTGTTATTGAAGACAAAAATATTGTTCTTGGAGACACAGGAAGCCCTACTGATACCACTGCAGACGGTGGCGGAATTACACTTAAGGGCGCAACTGATAAAACCTTTAACTGGGTAGATGCAACAGATTCTTGGACTTCTTCAGAGCATATTAACCTTGCTTCAGGAAAAGATTTAAAGGTAAATGGAACCGCAGTTATTAGCTCAACAGCTGGTGGTTTTATATTTACAGACGGAACACAAACTCTTGAAGGAGTTCCATCACGTACACCTATTATTCAAAAGACAGCATCATACACACTTTCAGCACTAACTGAAAGAGATGATTTAATTGAAATGGGTTCTGCTTCAGCAATGACTCTTACAATTCCACTAAACTCAGCAGTAGCCTTCCCAGTTGGAACCTCAATTGATATCCTTCAAACCTCAACAGGTCAGGTAACAATTGCAGGAGATGCTGGAGTAACAGTAAACTCAACACCAGGATTAAAATTAAGAACACAATGGTCAACTGCAACTCTTTTCAAGAGAGCAACAAACACTTGGGTTGTTTACGGCGATCTAACAGCTTAGTAAGGGAACCTAAATGGCTAAAAAAACAGGTAAGCGTTCATCAGCTTCTAATGATTTCTTAGAGCCATTAAATGTAACAAGCTTAACAGCCTCAGATGTTGGTACATCCCGTCCCTATTTAGCAACCGCAAATACTACTTCAGCAGCTTCAGCAGCAGGCACAGGAGCCGCTGCAAGCCTTGCATGGACCCTTCCAGCTTTGTCTCCAGCAGCAACATCTTATACAATTACAACAACTCCTTCAACTTATACTGTAACAACAGGAAGTTCAACCCCATCTTATACATTTCAGGGACTTGCTTCAAATACAGCATATACATTTACAGTTAGAGCATCAAATGCTGCTGGTACTGCAACAGGAACAACATCTTCTTCAGTAACTGGAACAACAGTTCCCGCTCAAATGTCTGCTCCAACACCTACCGCAGGTGTAAACTCAAACTCTATTGCCTTCTCAGCACCAGCAACAGGTGGAAAAGCAATTTCAAGCTTTACAGTAACAGGTAGTGATGGAACTTCTGGCTCTGGTGCCACTTCTCCTATTGTAATTGCAGATACTGCTGGAACGTCACAGACCTATACAGTTACTGCAACTAACGCCAATGGTACAAGCATTGCTTCTGCAGCATCTGGTTCTATTACTACATTGGCCCCATTCTTCCCGCCATTTTTTCCACCATTCTTTCCTTTCTTTCCACCGTTCTTCCCACCGTTCTTTCCTTTCTTTCCGTTCTTTCCACCGTTCTTCCCACCTTTTTTCCCGTTCTTCCCACCTTTCTTCCCTCCATTCTTCCCTCCTTTCTTCCCGTTCTTCCCACCTTTCTTCCCATTCTTCCCACCTTTCTTCCCGTTCTTCCCACCTTTCTTCCCGTCCTTCGTTTCGCAAAATGGATGCAGCTACTCGCAGTTCTACGATGACATGTGTGGCTATCCCGACCAGTGTTATGTATACGGAAACAGTGGTAGAGCCTGTTACTAAGCATGATATACTTATCTAAAGAAAAGGATAACTAATGATTAAAGATATTGATATTCAACATGTTTTTAGTAGAGACAAGTTAGCAGGAGCACCATTAGTATTTGTTATTGATGGTGAGTGTCTTTATAATTTTAATGCAACACTTTATGGTATTGATTTATTTACAAAAAATAAAGGTATTACAGATATATCTTCTGATTATCCAGAGCATGATGGATCTACCCTTCAAATTATTAAAGAAAATGATGAAATTGAAGTTTATCAGACCAATGAATATTTTGGTTCAATTTTATTAAGTAACCCAACAGTTCTTGATTTAAATGAATATCCTTATGGATATTATGTTATGGCTCCAAATGCCACATTTGATGGCGAAAAGTTTAATCTTAAAGGTAGAACAGTTGCCGAACTTTTACAATTACCAGAATATGGTCCTTATAATCCTAAAAATCCAAATTATGTACCTAATCCAAAACTTTAATTTTTTTATTATATAACTACAATAAAGGGGTTTACCTTGTCAGAAAAAAGTGCATGGGAAAAATATAAAGAAAAAAATGGTGCAACTCCACTAGATATGCTTAATCCAAATACAAGACATCTATCTGAAGAAGATGCTTCAAAAAGGTTTAATATTTGTAAATCTTGCCCAGAACTAATTAAACTAACATCTCAATGTAAAAAATGTGGTTGTTTTATGAAATTTAAAACTAAATTAGAAATTGCTAAATGCCCAATAGGTAAATGGTAGCCTTAGATTTATTTATTAAAAAATGTTTATTTATGCTATAAATCCATGATATAATAACTAAATGGCTAAAAAAACTGGAAAGCGTTCTGCTTCCTCAAATGACTTTTTAGAGCCAATGGCCCCAACTAGTGTTACAGCAACTGATGTTGGAACTGGAAGAGCCTTTAATGATGGCGCAGCAACAGTTACATTTTCCTTACCCGCATTATCTCCAGCAGCTACATCATTTACTGCAACATCTTCTCCTGGAGGATATACAGGAACTGGGTCATCTTCTCCCATTACGGTTGCAGGTTTACAATCTAACACAGCATATACATTTACAGTTACTGCTACAAATGCATCAGGAACGTCTGCAGCATCCTCTGCCTCAGCCTCAATTACAGCCACCACAGTTCCTGCTCAAATGTCAGCCCCAACACCAACTGCTGGGGTTAATCAAAATTCAATTGCTTTTTCAGCCCCCGCTACTGGTGGAAAAACAATTTCAAGTTTTACAGTAACAGGCGATGACGGCACTTCAGGTACTGGATCAACTTCTCCTATCGTAATTGCTGATACTGCTGGTACTGCTCAAACCTATAAGGTAACGGCAACTAATGCTAATGGTACAAGTGCGCTATCAGCAGCTTCTGGTTCTATTACTACTTTAGCCCCGTTTTTTCCTCCTTTCTTCCCACCATTCTTTCCATTCTTCCCTCCTTTCTTCCCACCGTTTTTTCCTTTCTTTCCTTTCTTTCCTCCTTTCTTCCCACCATTCTTTCCGTTCTTCCCACCTTTCTTCCCTCCATTCTTCCCTCCTTTCTTCCCGTTCTTCCCACCTTTCTTCCCATTCTTCCCACCTTTCTTCCCGTTCTTCCCACCTTTCTTCCCTCCATTCTTCCCATACTTCCAAACTATTATCTATAAGCATGTTCCCTCTGCGGAAAGTTGTCAGGATAACTGTGTTGCTTCTGGGTACGCTTCTGGCGCTGGAGCATTAAACTCTAACTGTGGCGGAGCATTGTTTGCACACAAATGTTGTAGGTGTACATCATAAAAATAATAACTAGTATATAAGCAAGTTGTATGCTACAATTATTAAATGAGCAATTCAGTAAAACCTTGGGATTTATTAAATCCAAATAAACCTAGATCTTTAGATGAGGTTGCTATAGATAGATTTTCTATTTGTAAAGGTTGCGAGCACTTTATTAAACTAAGTAAACAGTGCAAAAAATGTGGTTGTTTCATGAATCTTAAAACTAAGCTAGAAGAGGCAACTTGCCCAATTGGTAAATGGTAATGGAAATTTCTCATGGTATATATTTATATGATGTAAACATTGATTTAAATGAAACAATAGACGGTATAGAAGATATGTGTGAGTTTAACACTGACTTTAAATGGACAGAAACATCTCCCTTGAGCTTAAAGCATAAACATATTGGTTTTTTAAATTTTGAAGATGAATCTAAAGTAAATAAAGAAAGTGGATTAAATTTATTATTACATGATTTATCTAAAATATCATCCGAAGTGTTTACAGAATCAGCAATAAAATATTTTAAAAAAAATAATATTCCTAAACCGTTATTTTATAGTTTTTATTTTACTAAGTCTGAAGATGGGGCCAAACAGGTCCAGATGAAAGATAATTATGGAAATGAAAATACCAAAAAAGTTTCTTTTAAATATTCTATTAATGATAACTATGATGGTGGAGAAATAGAGTTTTTAAATTTAGGCATAAAAATTAAACCAAAATCTGGGCAGCTTATTATTCACCCAGCAGAATATGAGTATACAGAGCATGAAGTTAAAAATGGCAATAAATATCAATTAATTTGTTGGATTTAATAAAAATAAAAGTGCTAGCACTTAGGCATTTTTTGTTAAATATAAAGGAATATGCTATAATAAATTATCAAGGTTTAAAAGGGGACAAGTATGGATATTTACAATGAAAATGACAATCATTGGTTTACAAAAGACAGGTCTGAAACAATTTCGGCTAGAGTTGAAAGATTAATGCCTCAAAGCAATATTTCTATTAGTAATCCAGGATTAGGACTAAACATTTATCATAATGTTTTTTCTAAAGATGATTCAGAAAGATACATAAATACACTTGAGCACAATCTTTCAGGAGATAAAAAATATAAATGGTCAGAGGCTAAAGTTACAAATTCTGATGCTCCAATTAAAAAAGCAAGAGATTGTGTAGACTTTAAATATAAGCAAGAGAATCTTGGACCAAGAGATGAGTCTAATGAAGACTTAATTGATCTTCATGAAGAGATCTATCAAAAGCTAAAGATGTGTGTGGATGACTATGCCCACTATTGGGGAATTAATGTTGTATATTACGAAGCGTTTAACTTTGTAAAGTATGAAGGAGAAGGAACTCATTTTAATATTCATGCTGATCATGGCCCTGCTTATAACTGTACAGTCTCTGCTGTTATCTATATTAATGATGATTATGAAGGCGGAGAGATTAAGTTTCCAAGATTAGATAATTTTGTTCATACTCCAAAAGTTGGAGATATAGCTATCTTCCCCTCAAACTATATTTACGAACATGCATCGTTACCTATGAAATCAGGAACAAAGTATTGTGTTGTTATTATGACAGATATTAACGAACTGAGTCATTAATGAACAATCTAGCAATCTTTAGATCTTTTAGACCATGGCTAAATAAAAATAGTGTTTCTGTTCCATCAGCAACACAAAATGTTATTCCTCAATGGTATAAAGATGCAGACAGATTTGCAAAAAATCCAATTAATAATGAATACTATAACGCACCAAAAGAAACGTGCCCTTTTCCAAAAGAGGGTACTGTAGATGATTATGGAAAAATTCCTACATGGAAAGCATGTCCTGCAATCATGGATGCATTTTCAACTGGATATGTTTTTAAAACTCCTTGTGATTTAGTATTTTCTAAAAACGCACAAGGGATTATTGGTGTAAAAATTGAAGATAAAAGATATCAAGATTTTTGTACACAAAGACCTCCAATGCCACAGTTTGAGCACCCAAAAGGATTCTATCAACATCATTTTGCTTGGAGTTCAGATTGGGGACTTGAGCTTCCAGAAGGTTATAGTGCGCTATTTATGACACCAATGAATAGGTTTGATTTACCATTTTTAAATACAACAGGAATTGTTGACTCAGACAAGGTTCATTTGCTTGGAAGCTTTCCATTTTTTATTGCAGAAGGTTGGGAAGGAACAATTCCAGCAGGCACTCCATACCTACAAGTCTTACCATTTAAAAGAGAAAACTGGAAAAGTGAAGTAGAGATATTAGGACAATCTGAGATTTATGATAAAATGTTTAACAACATGAAGTTTTATAGACAGCCTGATGGCGGGGTATATAAAAATAAAGTTTGGTCAAGACGAGAATACAAATAGGAGAATAAAATGCAAACATGGACAGAGAAAGTAGACCTTGGCAATGGAATATATGTTTACAAGGGCGTAATTAAAAAAGAAATTGATGTAATAAAGAGACTTGAGGATAATCTTAAACCAGAAGGAGATACCACTGGCTATAGCTGGCAACCTGCGTATGTAGGTTACAAGCAACTAATGCCAGACTATCGAGATTGTAATGATTTTAAGTTTAAGAAAACAGATATTGAAAATGATAAAAGTCAAGTCAGTCTAAACCTTCAATCACTTTGGCAAGACCTTTATGATGTAAAATTACCAGCAGTAGAAGATTATTGCAGAATGTACAATATTCATAATTTAAAATATTGGGAAGCATTTAATTTTATTAAGTATGGTCCAGGCCAACACTTTATGGAACATCATGATCATGGTTTTTCTTACAACTGTACGGTTTCTTTGGTTTCATATGTTAATGACGATTATGAGGGCGGAGAACTTTTCTTTAGACTACAAAATTTAAAGGTTAAGCCAGAGGCTGGAGATCTTTTTATTTTCCCATCAAACTTTATGTATCCTCATCAAGCAATGCCAGTAACCTCTGGAACTAAATACTCTATTGTTACAATGCTTGATTACAGCAAAAAGTTTCACACTCCAGAGATGTATAGCGCAGACGCAGACTAATGTTTAATATCTCAGTTGAAAAAACACAAGGGGCTTTGTTTGATATTCAGCCTATGTCAATTAAAAGAGATTGGATGGATGTAACATCAGAAGGCCATGCCTATAGATGTTTTCCAGTAACCCAGTCAAACGTAATTGGCTGGAGCCTTTCTTGTGTAGAGGATATTGAGTTTATTTGGGACGGAGTTAATGATCAAACCCCAGATCATATTGAAATATTTAGCCCATCAGGAGCATATTCTGGAAGAGGTCAATCCTCTATAAGCTTAAATACGGGTTTAGTTTTTAGAACAGACAAAGATGTAAGTATTTTTACTATTAATCCAGTAAATTATTTTAGTGATGAGTTTGAAACAATGTCATCATTAATGAGCACCTCTTTTTATGACAATCCTCTGCCTTTAGCTATTAAAGCAAAAGTAGCAAACAAGAGAGTAGTTATCAAAGCTGGAACTCCAGTTGCTACAATTATTCCTATATCTTTGTCAAATTTAAACGGCACAAATATTGAAATTGTTAAATACCAAGATGATGATAGAAAAAGACTAGATGCAAATCTTTCTTACGGGTCTGCTGCACAAGAAATAAACAAAGTCGGGAAATGGACAGACTGGTATAGAGATGCGGTAAATGAAAAAGAAGAAACCCAAGGGTCTCATGAGGTAAAAACATTAAAACTAAGCGTAACAGATAATACGAAGGGTGATATAATATAAATATGGAACAAAACAAAGACTCATATACAGTAGTTAAAAGAACACCGTCTATAACTCCATCTGGGTGGTTTGGAGATAGCAAAGACATGATTGTTGAGCTAGAAAACTTTATGACTCCAGAAGAAATAGAGTTTCTTGAAAAAGCTGCTAAATCTTTAACAATTTGGGATGTAACTGAAAGCCATGTAAATGAAAATGGCACAGTCGTATATGATTCTGATTATTGGAAAGACCGAGTTGCAACAAGTCCATCTTTAGATAAAAATGATCCAACTATTGCACCAGTTATTGCTGGATTATTTCAAAGATTAAAACCTATTGTTGAAGAATTTTATAAGGTAGAAGTTATTCCAACTGGAACAACCATTGTTAAATGGCTTCCTGGCCAACTTCAAAAACCTCATGCAGATAAAGAACTTCATGAAGGTCCCGATGCTGGAACTCCAAATGATTTTCCTAACTATGATCTTTCTAGTTTGTTTTATTTAAATGACGACTATGAGGGTGGAGAATTATATTTCCCAATACAGGGTGTTCAGTTTAAACCTAAAAAGGGTGCTGCTTATTTTTTCCCAGGAGATAAAAATTATATTCATGGGGTAACTGAGATTAAAAGTGGTTTAAGATTTACTTGCCCATTTTTTTGGGAGATTACAAAACATACAGGAGAAAGGCAACCATAATGAATTTAAACAATAAAGTTAGACTAACAAAAGACATAGTAGTTTATAAAGATTTTATAAGCAAAGAAGATTGCAAAAAAATGATTCAGGCTTTAGATGCTCAAGCAGCCAACGGTGCAATCTCTTGGATGCCTATTTCTTTTTACGAGTCATACTCTTCAGTATTACCACAGGACAATGATAAAGAATTACTTGATGCTGAACTATCTCCAACCATTTTTTCAGACATTGAAAAAACAATGCCAGAGGCTATTGCTTCAGTCCATGACCTTGATCCAAAAATAATTTCTAAGATTGGATACCATACACAAAAATGGGAGCCAGGAGCATATGCAAGAATACACTCGGACAACACAGATGCTGAAGGGAATTCAGGCGCATTTACAAGAAGTCGTTATGCAGGCTTCCTATATCTTAATGATGATTTTGAAGGGGGACTACTTAAGTTCCCAGATCAAAACATAGAGATTAAACCAGAAGTGGGAATGCTTGCCGTATTTGACGGGGGATTTAACAACATGCACGAAGTATCTTTAATAGAAAGTGGAGTAAGATACACCATTGGATCTTTCTGGGACGACAGAGAAGAGTCTGATTATCCACAGGAACTAAGAGATGCTTGGGCTGAAGAAATGAAAGCAACCAGAGCACAACAAGAAATTGAAAGAGCCGAATGGCAAGATCTTCTAAAGCAAGGCTGGAAGATAGATGCTAATGGAAATAAATACAAGGTAGAAGATATTACAAATGATTGATTCCTTAAAAAAGCAGTTGACCGATAGTGGTTATGTAGTCAAAGATATCACTGATGAACTATTTTCTGTTGAAAATTTTTTATCACAAGATCAAATAAATATTTTTTGGGATATTATAAATAGTACATCTCAAGAAGATTGGGAAGTAGAGTATCACGCAAACTTAAAAAACTTCTGTATGCAAAAATTTGGTAGAGATGATGTAGATAATCTGGTTGCTGAAGGTAAGTTTGAAGTTACTCAAAATTGGAAAGATAAAAACTTTAATATATTACACCATGAGATATACAGACCATTATATGATGGTTTAAACTCAATGGTAGTAAAATCTGATCCAGAGTTAATTTTAAGTGGTTTTGCAACAATTCAAAGAATGCAGGCAGGGGTAGAGTTAAAATCTCACACGGATCAAAAAACAGACCCATCTATAAAATATGCTACAATTGTGTATATTAATGATGACTATGTAGATGGTGAGTTATTTTTCCCAAACCTTGATATCCAGTTAAGGCCTAAACCAGGAACTATGCTATTTTTTCCAGGCGATGAAAAATATGAACATGGGGTCAAGCATGTAGGAGATGGGCCAATAAGATATGTTCTTGTTGGATTCATTAAAGAAAAAGATCACTATAAAAAGAATAGGTACTAGGAGGCACTAAATGGATAGAGAAATACTTGAAGAAAAAGTTTACTATTACACAAATGTAATTGAAGACCCAAAAAGACTTGTTGAAGCAATTGAGAATGACAATCAAGATCCTTGGGGCGAATGGATGGCGTGTAGTGGACAAGAGTATGTCTATGGAACAGACAAAAGCATATCATTAACAGAAACAACTGATGAAAAAAATACCTATATCTATACTACCCTACAAAAAGCATTTGATGATGTAGCAAGAGACTATGCTGCTGCACAGGGTATCACAGATGAGCCTAAGCTATTCCCAATGTATCCAATTAAAAAGTATCAGGCTGGAACTTACATGGGGGCACACTTTGATCAGCAAGAAGGAGACGACAGACTTAAGGTTTCTTTCGTTATGTACTTAAATGATGATTACGAAGGCGGAGAAATATCTTTTACTATTGCATCCCCAGACGGAGTACTACAAGCGTCTAGCCCAGAACCAGATTTTGCGGAAGCAGAAAAAAATGGTAATTATACATTTGCTGTAAAACCAAAAGCAGGCAGCATTATTGTATTCCCACCATCACCACCATATCACCACACAGCACACTTAGTTAAGAGTGGTTCTAAGATTATGGTTCCACAACATTGGATTCATTAATATTAAAACAGCTATTGTAACTGGAGCAAGCAAGGGTGTAGGGTTAGCAACAGTTAAACGCCTGTCTGAAAATGGATACAAAGTTATTGCTGTTTCAAGAAATCTTTCAAAAGTATCTAAACTAATATCTGACAATGTTGAGGTATACAACCTAGACATAACAGATTCTAAAGCAATAGAGGTATTCTTTGAAAAATACAAAGATATTACTTTAGATCTTCTGGTTAATAATGCTGGAGGAGGATCAGGTCCAACTCATATTATTAATGAGACTCCAGAAAATTTTAGAAAAGCCTATGACATAAATGTTACTGGCCCTATGTACTTATCTCAACTTTTTGTTCCATGTATGGAAAGGTCAGAATCTCCAACTATTATCTTTATTACTTCTTTTGGTGGCAAGGTACCATATCGTGGTGGAGGAAATTATACAAATGCTAAAAGAGGTGAGCGTGGTTTAATTGATACAATGAGACTTGAGTTTCCTCAATTTGGAATTAAGATTACAGAAATCTGTCCAGCAACTATTGATACCCAAGAACAAAAACGGGATCATGCATTAACCGCAGAAGATTTAGCAGAAGCTATTTATTGGGTAGGATCATTACCAAGTCATGTTAATATAAATGAAATTGAAATTTGCCATATCAACAGTAGTAAATATAATTAATTTTTTATTTATAACACTTTCGTTATATAAAAGTACTAACCATAAACAATAACTTGATAGATTAAAACTGAGCGTGGAATTCTTTTTAATTCTATGCTATACTTAGGACTACTTCCGATTCTAAGAAGTACTCAACCAATATTAGAAAGGTGGCATACTTAAATGTCAGATGTTTTTTCGTTTCGCTTATCAGAGGATTTTGTAAATAAATATAGTAATACTCCAGCACCGTTTGGATTTTCAGATGCGGGTAGCAACTCTTTAGGAGAAATTACTTTTATTCGTACATATTCTCGTGTCAAAGAAGATGGAACAAAAGAACGTTGGCATGAAGTTTGTCGTCGTGTAATTGAGGGTATGTATTCAGTTCAAAAAAATCATGCCAAAGATAATAGACTTCCTTGGAACGATAATAAATCACAAAAGTCAGCACAAGAAGCTTTCCAAAGAATGTTTGAATTAAAGTGGACACCTCCAGGCAGAGGTCTTTGGGCTTTCGGAACTCCAATGACTATGGAGAAAAGAAACTCAGCCTCACTGCAAAATTGTGCAATGGTTTCTACCCGTGACATTGATCGTAATGATCCAGGTGCCCTTTTTGCTTGGGTAATGGATGCTTTAATGTTAGGAATTGGAGTAGGTTTTGATACCTTGGGACAAGATAAGCAAATGCCTATCTATGCCCCTACAGAGCCAGTTTCTACCTATGAAATTCCAGATACTCGTGAAGGATGGGTTGAATCTGTTCGTCTTTTAATTAATTCATTTCTACGCCAAAATCAATCTATTCAAGAATTTAACTATGACCTTATCCGTCCTCTAGGATCAGCCATTAAGGGCTTTGGTGGGGTCGCTAGCGGTCCAGAACCATTAATTCAACTACACATACGCATACGAAATGTCATTGGCTCTAGAGCAGGAGAAGTACTAGACAGTCGTGCAATTGTTGACATTGTTAATCTTATTGGAACATGTGTTGTTTCTGGAAATGTTAGACGTTCTGCTACTTTAGCTTTAGGAACACCAGAAGACAATGGTTTTATCAATTTAAAGAATCCAGAAGTATTTCCTGAAAGAAATTCATTTGATCCAGAAAAACCAGGCTGGGCATGGATGTCTAATAATTCTATTTCTGCTACTGTTGGTACTAAATATGAAGACTATGTTGATTTAATTGCAGATAATGGTGAACCAGGATTTATTTGGTTAGATGTTGCAAGAGAGTATGGTCGTTTAGCAGATGCACCAGACTATAAAGATTCCCGTATCATGGGATTCAATCCTTGTGCGGAGCAGCCATTGGAGTCATACGAACTTTGTACACTTGTAGAAGTGCATTTAAATCGTCATGAATCCAAGGAGGACTTCCTCAAGACATTGAAATTTGCTTATCTTTATGGTAAGACTGTTACACTAATGCCAACACATTGGCAGCAAACAAACGGTATCATGCAAAGAAATAGACGTATTGGAACATCTTTAACTGGAATTGCATCTTTTGCAGATACCTATGGATTACCAACAACTCGTGAATGGATGGATGAAGGGTATCAAAAGATCCGTCATTATGATCACAAATACTCAGAATGGCTATGCGTTAGAGAGTCTGTTCGTGTAACAACAGTTAAACCATCAGGATCTGTATCGTTATTATCTGGAGCAACTCCAGGAGTTCACTGGGGCCCAGGTGGAGAGTTCTACCTAAGATCTATTCGTTTTGGAAATACAGATCCAATGCTTCATTTGTTTAAGGCAGCGGGATATAAAATTGAAGACGATGTAGTATCAGCCAATACATCTGTAGTCTATTTCCCAGTAGCATCTGGTCACAAGAGATCAGAAAAGGAAGTAAGTTTATTTGAAAAGATTGGTTTAGCAGCTACTGCTCAGAAGTACTGGTCAGATAATGGCGTTTCCGTTACTCTTTCTTTTGATAAAGAAACAGAAAAGAAGTTTGTCGCACCTGCCCTTAATATGTACGAAGGACAGCTAAAGGCAGTTTCTTTCCTTCCAATGGGGAATAAAACTTATCCACAACAACCATATACAGAGATAACAAAAGAAGAATATAACTCTTATGTGGGCACAATTGCCAAGATTGATTGGTCTGCTATCTATGATGGAGTTGAAAATCTTGAGGCAGAAGGAGAGTCTTATTGCTCTACTGATGCTTGTGAGATTAAACTTTACTAACCCTTAGCCTGCTATAATAAGGGGTAGGAGATATATGTCTAACCCATCTAATTTATATGCAGAAAAAATTTACTCAGAGCACCCTCTGGTACTTTGGTCACTAGACGATCAGGCAGATTATGTAAGTTTAATTAGTGATGCAGAAAGAAGCATAACATCCCCTTCTTGGACTTCTACAAACTGTACCTTTAGTTCTGGCTCAGCAATTACAGGACAACCATTTCCTGATAGTCCCACAAGCATAGTGTCTTGCAGTGTTCCAGCAGGGGCATCTGGGGAATCAATTATATTAAGTCCAGATATTGAAAATTTCCAAACCTTTAATACAACATTAGGAACATTTTCTATTGGATCTTATTTTTATATTGATAGCTTATATATTAACTCTATTGCTATTGGTTATGAATATACAGATACAACTACTTTAGAGGTAGTTCAAAAGCTTAAAACTTTTGCAGATCCAGCCTACCAGTCATGGTCTTTTATGTCAGAAACTTTTGAGATCCCTGAAGAAAATACAAACTTTAAAATAATTATAAAAATATTAAAGTCTTCAGGCGGAGCAACATCTGCTGACTATAGAGTTTATTTTAATGGAATAACTACAGGACAATGGTCTGAAGAATTTCATAAAGAATCTTTAGGGGTTACACCAGCATCTTTTCCAGCAACAATTGCAATTGATACAACAGATACCGTAATCCCAGCTGCAGCCTATGGAGTGTCTAGTAATACCGCATACTATTTGGTAAAGAATAATGCTCTTCTTGCAAAAAATACAAGTATTCCATTAGTATTTGGTGCTTCTGGGTTAACTAAAATTATTCCAAACACATCAAACAAACCTTCATTAATATTTCCAGGTCAAGGATTTTTAAACAAATCTGGGCAGCATAAAGAGTACACCGTAGAGTTTTGGGCAAGAATAATTGCAGACTCTCCAGATCCAAAAAGAATATTTGGACCAATTGCTTCTACAGACGGACTATATGTAGATTCAGGATTTTTAACTTTAGTTATTGGCGGTCAATCTAAGTCTCACTTTGTTGGTGAATGGTTTAGACCAATGCTCATACATATTAGATTAATTAAAAATTCCGTGACGGTACTGTTAAATGGAGAACAAGTAATAGAAATTGCCATTGATACTACATCGCTATCACTACCAGACCTATTAGATGAAGAACTAAGAAGTCAAGACTGGCTTGGATTTTATGCATATGATAATGTAAGCTTAATTGAGGTAGACTGTCTTGCTATATACTCTTATCAGGTTTCTGTAACTGTTGCAAAACGTAGATGGGTTTATGGTCAAGCCGTATCTTCAGCACAATCTATCAATTCATCATACGGTGGAACTTCTGCTTTTATAGATTATTCATTTTCAAACTATACCGCAAACTACAACTATCCAAGTTTTGCACAATGGCAACAAGGAAATTTTGATAACTTAGAAACAACTTCTCTAGAGTTAACTACACCATCTTATAGTTTGCCCAACATATTTTTAGATACTAAAAGTCTAGATGACCTATATACTGACTGTAAAGCAATACAGACAGACCAAGAGTCTGGAGCACTGCCATACAAGTTTTTAACATTTAGACCAAACTCATCATGGAATGCGTTAGGAACATATCTAAACTTTCCAAAGTTTAATATTTTAAATGACAAGATTAAATCTATATATGGAGTTTTTAGCAGCAGCATATTATTAATTGATGGAGGGTATTACAATACAACTCCAACAGAATCTTTTGATGCAGAGTACTACAATACAACAACCTGGATAGAATCTTATGAAGGTGGCGCTCCAGTTGCAGAAGGAACATTACAAACATTAATTAAAATATATAACACATTAACTGATGATTTCTTTATTGCAAGACTTAGTGGAAGTATAGTCGAGTACGTATTAAACTATAATGGACTAGAAGAAATAGTATACACAACAGAAGCAATTGAGCCAGATCAATTATTTGCAGTTGGAATTAACATTGATGATTTATCTAATGTTTTTGGAGGAAATGTTTCAGCATTCTTTGGTAATGTAAATGGTCTAAAGATTTACGTTGCTGGAGATGAACAAACTTCTAATTCTTTCTCTGGTAAAATTTACTCATTAGGGTTTACAACAGAGCTTAACCATAAATCAATAGCACAATACTTTAATGAGTATGGAGTTGTTAATTTTGATGATTTATCTGTTAGTGGTGTAGCAGAAGAAACAAATGCTATTGCTCTTATAAACCATTTAGCAAGCTACACTTTATTACCAATAGAAGCATATGATGAATTCTTCCTTGATATTGGAGTGTCTGGATACTGGCAAGATTACCTACCTCTGTCGTATTTTGCTAAATATGTCGATAATGCACAAGGTGCTTCTTTTTATGATTTAGATTTTTTACAGTTTAATATTGGATATCCATCGCCATCAAAACTTTTAGAAAAAGAAACTACTTCTTCTTGGACCTATGAGCAATTAAAGGAAAGCTATTCGGCACCTATTCAACAAACATACTATCAACTAGATAACAGCCTTATTACTGGTTGGGATAACTATGAAGACTTAGCTCAAAAAGCATTAAAGTATTACGAGTATGACACATCAGAATCATTTGTTAAAAGTTATATTACTTTTCAATATGTAGCAGATGGAGCAAATGCTCTCGATGATAGTTTTACTATAAACGTGCCAGCCAAAGAAGGATCAATTATTGATATTGACAACTACCCAAACTGGGCTGCTAGCAAGTTTGAGGTTGTAGATAATACAATTATTTATCCTAGTAAGTCTATCGACTTTAACGACCTAGCAGTTGTATATTCTATTGACTTTAATGTACGTGGAATTATTAATAGACCAATTAAGATTAAAGAGTTAGAGTTAGCTTCCCAAGCATTTAGCGATAATGCCTTCAACTCTGTGGGTACTAGATTCGGAGTTGACCTAGTTCCATATAAAAAGTCTGGAATTTATTTTGACTATAAATCAAAGAATCCTTTTAGCATTTACAAGTCAAGCACTCCATATTTATATTTAACAAAAAATTCTGGAATAGAAGTTCGTGGAGATTTTAACTTTGAAACAAATCGTGGCATTGCTATGCCAATTAATAAAGAACTATCGGATGAATATCGTGTAAGCTCAATGCAGGCTTGGATGTTTGCTAACCAAGATTCTTTCTCTGCTTCACCAATTGAAATTTTTGAAATTGAGTATAAGGAAGATACCATCAAGTTCTATATGGTAGCAGACAGTCCGTCTGGATCACGAGCTAAGATATATGCAATGAGCAGCGTAACTGGAACAGAGTATAAAAAACTGACGTATTTCTGGAACGGAGTATCAGTTCAAAATCCAATTATTACAATAAAAGAGTGGGGATCATTAGGACTGCAGTTCTCATCTGCATTAAACTTTGATCTATTTATTGGCGCAATTAATCTAAATGGTCCAATACTATTTAATAACATATCTTTCTATCAAGCAAACAATTTACAACAAATCCAGAGTATTGTAACTAGACCTTGGCTAAAGGTTAAGACCAGTGAAGGGGTAGTCAACACATGGTCATACTGGAGTGAAAACTATGATTGGCAAGAAACGCTAGTTGTTTCAAGCTCAGAACTATACGGAGTTAACCCCACAGATGTCTACAAAAACTATCTTGGAACTAATAAGATTATCATTGATGATAATGAAGGCATGACGTTTGATGCTAATAAAGTTAAGGTGTATAAAGATACTGAGTGGCAGACAATCACCCTCTTGCCAGTCTAATATGGTATACTTGAGGTTATGGATTCATTAATAAACCCAAAAACTGGTAAACCTATTGTTAACAACGTACGCAGAAAAGTCATTGATAAGCAATATGACTGGGGACTTTATGTATATAAGAAGTCAACAGGCAAGTGGTTTACAGACGGATCAGGCTCAGTTTTAAACATACCTGCACAAAAAGGTGACATAAGTAAGATTGCAGAGCTAAAAAGAGAAGCAATCGCCTGTGGAGATGACGGTCAAGGTACCGCAGTCTTTGTTCCTGGATTGACAAGGGTAACAGAAGAAGAATATTCAGAGCAAAAAGATAGAATGAGGCAAGGACTAATTCCTTCTCTTAATGATCTGGGTGCTATTGATGCAGCACAAAAAACTTTAAGGTTGTATGGCGATGAGGGATAATTCTGATTACGTTAGTGCAAAACTAAATACACAAGAACAAGAAGAAAATATATTTCATGCACAAGACCCATTTAATAAAAATTGGGATGATCTAAAAGACCTTGGCGGACTAAACCAAAACTTTAAGAGAAGAACTGTTAGACTTTTAAATAAGGCTGCTGAAATGACTCCAGCATATCTAGACTCAGCAAATGCTCAGTCATCTGGAGTGGGCGGTACTGGGACAAAGGGCATTAATCCTGGAACAGTATACCGAAATGGATATGGCTTGTTTGATATTATTACTCCACCATATAACATGTATGAGCTAGCAAACTTTTATGATACATCTTTTGCTAACCATGCTGCTATTGATGCTAAGGTAGAAAACGTTGTAGGTCTTGGATATCGATTTGACATTTCAGACAGAACATCTTTACGCCTTGAAACTTCAAGTGATGAGCAAGCATCTGCTCGTGCTCGAAAGAGGATTGAGCGCATGAAGATTGAACTTCGTGATTGGCTAGAGAATTTAAATGATGATGACTCATTTACAAAGACTATGGAAAAGGTTTATATAGACTTAGAGGCAACAGGAAATGGTTTCATTGAAATAGGAAGAACTGTTGAAGGCGACATCGGATATCTAGGTCATATTCCAGCAACTACTGTTCGTGTTCGCAGACTAAACGATGGCTTTCTTCAAATTATTGGTCAGCAAGTAGTTTACTTTAGAAACTTTGGGGCTAAGAACCAGAACCCAGTTACTGTAGATACTAGACCAAATGAGATTATTCATATTAAGCAATACTCACCACTAAATACGTTTTATGGTGTACCAGACATTGTTGCTGCTTTTCCATCTTTGATTGGTGACAAGTTAGCATCACAATACAACATTGACTACTTTGAAAATAAAGCGGTACCAAGATATATTATTACTCTAAAGGGTGCCAAGCTAAGTGCAGATGCAGAAGACAACATGTTTAGATTCTTACAGACTGGACTAAAATCTCAATCCCACAGAACCCTGTACATACCACTTCCTGGAGATACAGATCAAAACAAGGTTGAGTTCAAAATGGAGCCAATTGAAAATGGTATTCAAGACGGATCATTTAAAGAATACAGAAAGCAAAATCGTGATGATATCCTGATTGCTCATCAGGTTCCAATCTCTAAACTTGGTGGTTCTGATTCTGGTATTGCAGCAGCCCTATCTCAAGATCGTACATTTAAAGAGCAGGTTTCACGACCAGCACAGCATCATCTTGAAAAAATTATCAATAAAATTATTAAAGAAAAAACAGATATTCTAGAGTTAAGGTTTAATGAGCTAACTCTTACAGATGAAATTGCTCAATCTCAAATTCTTGAACGTCTTGTTAAGACTCAGATTATGATGCCAAATGAGGCTAGAGAAGCTCTTGATCTTCCACAAACTAAAGATGGAGATACTCCTTTTGTAATGTCTCCAGGGCAAGCAAATGATGCTCAATCAAATGCAAATTCAAATCGCCAACGGGATACAGAAAGAGTTAACAACCAGTCAGATGGCCCAGCAACTATCGCTGGAAGAAATCCTAAAGGTGAAGGAAGATCATCTCAATAACTGAGAAAACTCATAAATGTTTGGTATAATAGATAAGCTATGATTATAAATAAAGCTTCCTGGGTTACAGACGGCGACAACGTTCGTCTATCAATGCCTTTTGGCAAGGTAGATCAAGAGCGAAGACTAGTTTCTGGTTTTGCGTCTCTAGACAATATTGACAAGCAAATGGACATTGTAACTACCGAAGCTAGCATGAGTGCTTTTGCAAAGTTTCGTGGAAACATTAGAGAAATGCACCAACCATCTGCTGTTGGTAAGATGATCTCATTTAAAGAAGAAAAATATTTTGATCCAGAATCAAAGAAGTTTTATAAGGGAATATACGTTTCTACTTATATTTCTAAGGGTGCCCAAGATGCTTGGGAAAAAGTTCTTGATGGTACATACACTGGTTTTTCAATCGGGGGACGAATGAACAAGTGGGATGACGCATATGATGATACAATGGAAAAGCAAATTAGAATTATCAAGGACTATGACCTCATTGAGCTATCTCTTGTTGATAGTCCAGCAAACCAATTTGCTAGCATTATGTCAGTTGAGAAGGTTGATGGTGTCGATATGATTAAAGCAGATAACACTGTTTTAGAAAATGTATTCTATGACAAAGAGTCTGGATTAGTTATTGTTTCTGAAGAAGAGACACAGGTAAGTCCTGCAACTGGACAAGAAATGAAGAACATTGGTTTTGTTGAAAAAGATGATTTAGAAAAAGCAAATATGATAAAGTTCTTAGTTGATAGTGCTAAAGGCATTAGTACAATTAAGATTACTAAGGAGGTAAATCCAATGACAGAAGCAACAGAAAAAGCAGTCCAATCTGCAGTTGAAGAAGTTGAGGTTACTCCAGAGGCACAGCCAACAGTTGTTGAAAAAACATCTGTAGTAGTTGAAGAAGCACCAGTAGCTGAAAAAGCTATTGCTGTAGAATTAACTGATGGTGGTGCAGAGTCTCCAGTTGCTAATGCAGCTGAGACTGTAGAGAATACTGCAGATAAGGCAGACAGCCTTGAAGCAAATGCAACAGCATCTAACGAAGAAATTGCTAAAGCAGTTTCAGACATTAAGGATTCTCTAACTAATGCCTTTGGCGATCTCGCTTCAACTGTAAAATCTTTACATGAGCAGATTATGACACTAAGCAAGTCTCTTGAATCCGTAACTAGTGAGGTTAAGGAAGTTAAGGGAACATTTGATGAGTTTGGCAAGCGAGTGGATGACGTAGTAGCAGACACAGCTTTCCGCAAGTCTGGCGATCTAGGCGAGATCGTACAGTTCGAACCACTTAAGGTTCAAAAATCCCTATGGGGCGGTCGTTTCCTCACATCAACCGACCTATTCAACTAAGATATAAAATCACTAGGAGGTGAACAATATGTCGGAACAAGATACAAATATAGAAAAGAACTACCCAGGATCTGGTGGAGCTGGAGCTGAGATTAACTCACAAGGCGCAACAGTATCTGGAAATATCGGTGGTGCAACTGCCCGTAATGCTGATGGTAACGTAAGTCCAGCAACATCACTCGGTCAGACAGCAACAGCTAACTTCGGTGTTACAACTGGACCTAACGCTGTAAACCCAACTGGTACATCAGGTGGTATTCTAGCACCAGAGCAGGCTCGTCGCTTCATCGACTACGTGTGGGATGGAACAGTTCTCGCCAAAGATGGTCGTAAAGTTACAATGCGTGCTAACACAATGGAAATCGAGAAGGTTAACGTTGGAGAGCGTGTAATCCGTGCTGCTGCTCAAGGTAGCCCAAACTACACAAACGCTGGCGCAACATTCTCAAAGGTAGAACTAACAACCAAAAAGATTCGTCTTGACTGGGAAGTTTCTACAGAATCACTAGAAGACAATATTGAAGGCGGTGCTCTTGAAGATCACCTAGTTCGTCTTATGACAAACGCTTTCGCTAATGATATTGAAGATCTAGCAATCAACGGCGACGGTGCAACTGGCGACTTCCTTTCAATCATGAACGGATTCGTTAATCGTGTAGTAACTGAAGACTCTCACGAAGCAGTCACAGTTATCAACGATAACCAGTGGACAACCGCTGCTATGCAAGATATCATCTTGGCTTTGCCACGTAAGTATCGTGCACTAAAGGCTGGTCTAAAGTTCTATGCTGGTACAGATGTTTTCCAAAGCATCGTTAAGAACAACGGTACACTTGCTGATGCAATCGCAGAAGCATTTTCACCAATCGCAGCTGGTACACCAGCAAACCGTCAAGCATACCTTGATGGCAATGCACAGACATTCGGTGGTGCTCGCACCACTCGTGTTCTAGGCATTGATGTTATGGAAGTTCCTTACTACCCTGCAGGATATGTCGACTTGACATTCCCACAGAACCGTGTATGGGGATTCCAACGTGACATCACTGTTAACCGTGAATACAAGCCAAAGAAGGACACAATTGAATACACAGTATTCGTCCGCTTTGGTATTCAATGGGAAGAACTAGATGCAGTTGCATACCATGACATTTCAGATTCATAATCTGTAGTCAACCTAGAGGGGGAGTAGAGTCACATCTGCTCCCCCTTCTTCATATTCTGGTATAATTTAGTCAGGAGGGAATGCTTTGAACATTGATAATTTGTTAAATAAAACAGTTTTTGAATTAAAGTCGTATGCTAAAACTAACGGTATTCCTTTGGGGGACGCAAAAAAGAAAGTTGATATACTCTCAACAATTGAAGCATTTACTCCATCTAGTGTTATAACAGAAAACATTAAAGAAGAATATGACAAAGTAGCCCTATATTCAAAAAGAAATATACATTGGTCTGAAATTGGAAACCTTAAAATTGGATACAACATTGTGTCTAAAGATCAAGCAAAAATTATGTCTACCCATAAGGCTGTGCGTGTTGCATCTCCTGAAGAGGTAGCAAGTTACTATGGTAAATAATGCAACTATTACGTAAAGCTCCATATCCACTATCTGTAACCTATACTGTTCCAGATAGCCTTGCAGACTATATTCTAGTCATTAGAGATATGTCTGAGCAGACCGAACTTGAAGAGTCTGTAACATCAACTGCTGGGTCTTTAGTTACCTACTCTCTTACTGGAGATTTTACAAGATATGATAAATCATATGCCCTTACAATTTATGAAGATCTAACCGACTCTGGCCCAGACCTTGTTTATGGAGATGTTGTTGTAGAAGATAATCTTGAAATTCAAAGACCATACGTTGACCCAGAAACACTTGGAACCACAGCTACAGAAATTGCTCAGTATAAAGAATATGAAAATTTAGCTAGACTAATTATTGATTCAGTAACTGGTGGATTCTATTACAATAGAACATACTTAGAGGTTGTTGGTCAAGGTACTGACTATATGCCACTTTGGAAAAAAACAGAAAAACTTTTAAAGGCATATGAAAATACAGTCTTGGTATATGACTCATCTCAGTCACCAGCAGCTCTTGGATCATTTAACTACGTAATTACTAAAGATAGAACATCTATCACAAAAGATCCAGTCTTAGATGAAGGTGAATTAAACCGTGCAGAAAGAAAGCCTGCAAGAATTCCATTAGCACCATCAGACTCATATAATGTTTTTGATACAGAAGATAGTGGTTTAGTTCAAACCATTTCTGCTGGAGTTGGTTTTGCCGAGGGTACAGATTATATATTTCAACTAGAAACAGGGTACAAAGTAGTACCATACGATATCCAAGATGCAACAAAGATTCTTATTGAAGATATTAAGTGTGGAAAGCTAGACTATTATAAGAGGTTTGTCAAAAGATATGAGACAGATCAGTTCCAGATTGAATACGATAAGCGACTAATTGATGGTACTGGAAACCTCTTAGTTGATAAGATTTTAGATAAATACAAAACCTCAATAACTCGTCCTGGGATTTTATAATGTTAGTATGTGAAGAAAATGACTTCATGTACCCTATGAGAGCTGATATTTATTATCCAATCATAACTCAAAATGACTATGGTCAAGCAAACAAAGAGTGGGTATTTGATAGAACAATTGTATGTAACGCAACTCCAGTTGGAGGAAACGGTACTGAAGATATCAGACCAGAGGTATTTCTTCAATATGAGAATAAGCTAATTGCTCGCAGCAAGTCTGACATAAGAGCATCATCTACAAATACTTTAAATGCTGCAACCAATATATTGATTACTAATATTAGAGATATTCATGATAATCTTATTTATACCGAAAGCGCTGGACCAAGAGCAGGTCGTGGAACTATTTACGAACTAGGAACTTTTGATCCGCTAACTGGGCCATTTGGAGATGTTGAATTCTTTAAGATGCTATGGCGCAGGACCGAAAACCAAAGCGTTGGTGACTAATGAAAGTTTATACAAATACAAAATCTTTTGAAAAACAAATGAATAATATCGTTAACTACTCTTTTGGATTTTTAGAAGGAGTTCAAAAAGGCAAATCTGTATTCTTAAATAATTTAGGGCACGGAGTATTGACAGTACTATATGATTACATTGATGCAAGTGCTAGATCTAATCCAAGAGCATTGCACCACATTTATGAATGGATGCAAACGGGTAGCCCAAAAGCAAGACTATATGACTTAGACTACACCATAAGTAATCTAGGGCTTAGCCTTAAATCAAATTTTAAGCAATCATCTTCTATTGCTACAAATTCAAAAGTTCCTTTTTATGATAAAGCAACAATAATGGAACAAGGGATTCCAGTAAAAATTGTTCCAGTTAGATCTGATGTTCTTGTGTTTGAAGCAAATGGAGAAACAGTATTTACAAAAAACGAAGTAATAGTTAACGATCCAGGCGGAACAGAAGTAGTGGGATCATTTGAAAAGGCTGTTGATGAATTCATGTTAGGATATTTTAGGCAATCATTTATTCGTGCATCTGGGCTATATGATTATATAAATAAGCCAACACTATATAAAGCAAACTTTGCTGCTGGATCTAGAACAGGAAGAGCAAAAGGTATAGACACTGGATTTAAGTGGATTGCTAACGCAAGGGTTGGGGTATAATAAAGACATGGCTACAATATCTCAAACAGGATTTCCACCTCAATATATTAATAAGTATATACAGGCACAGCTGGAAGAGTTTGGCATTTTAACAGGGGCAGAACAATTTGACCCAATAGTTCCTGTAACCCCTACAAACATAGAAGAGCTATACGGAAACTATGTAGGGGCTCCTGGACAGGTTGCCCCAGTGCTAATCGTTTACGATAGATTAGCTAGGTATAGACCAAAATCATTTTACAGACATAAAAGAGAACAGCTTATTTATACTATTCACTCAAGCAGCTTAACTACCGCAAATGATGTGGTTAGGGTAATCTCAGAAGCCCTTGACCGTGAAGATGCCTCAGCACAAGATGTTAATAAGTGGATAAAAGATAATCTGCCAAATGATAACAAAAATGTATTTTTTCATAGATTTAAGGCTTTTCAGATTGATGAAACAAGAGACTTGCTAGAACTATCGTCAGCAAGACTTTCAGCAGTAAACAAGATAGTTATTGAGTATGACTACCACACCACTGGTGCGTTTTACACTTAAAAATGCTGTTATAATTATCTTGAGGAAACAAACGCCAAACAATTTAATATCTATTCATCTAGAATAAGAAAGAGGTACCCATGTCATATAGTCGTGGAAGTTCAACTAACATCATCGTTGGAGCAGCAGCCCTATTCGTTGCAGATACAACTTTGACCCCATCAACACTAGAATCATTTAGCACTGAAGTATCATTTAGAGAGACTCTCTCAAATGATGCAGCTTATACTAATGTTGGTTATACAATGAACGGTCTTGAAATGCAGTTCCAACCTGACTTCGGTGAAGTTCAAGTTGACCAGATTCTTGACGTTGCTAAGCTTTACAAGCAAGGAATGCAAGTTAACCTTGCAACAGCCTTTGCTGAAGCTACACTTGAAAACTTGTTACTAGCACTTGCTTTTAACGACGATCAGCTAACTGGAAATAAAGCAACTCACTCAGGACGGGTATTAAACCTTTCCGCAGGTGAACTTGGCGAATGTCCAGTAGAGCGTGGAATTGTTGCTGTCGGACCAGGAACAGGTGATTGTGCCACATCTGCAGATGTAGAGCGTGTTTACACAGCATACCGTGCCTTGTCAATCGAAAACGTAACAGTTTCTGCAAAGCGTGACGAAGCTTCAATGTTTGAAGTTTCATTCCGTCTACTTCCAGAGGATACATCTGGCTCATATGGTAAGATCGTTGATCGTACCTTCGGAGATACATTGTCTTAATTCTTAAGCAAGCAGCATAGCCCATCTCTTCGGAGGTGGGCTTTTCTGTTTTATGGTAGAATAGAAGTTCAATGGCAACTAAAGTATACACAACAGACAATGTTTATTTGTTTAATGGAACAGAGCTAGAAATATCTCCACTTAAGATTAAGTATCTTAGAGAATTTATGGTGGCATTTGATGATATTAAAAAATCTAAAAATGATGATGAGGCTATAGTCACTCTTGTGGAATGTGTAAGAATTTGCATGAAACAATATTATCCTGAAATATCTAAAACAGTAGAAGATGTAGAAGACAATGTTGATATGCCAACTATATACAAAATACTAGATATATCTGCTGGTATTAAGATAAATAGAAAATTAGAAGAGCCCGTAAAAGATCAAGCACAAAAAAGTGGGGAAACCTGGGAGACGTTAGATTTAGCAAAACTAGAGTCTGAAGTATTTTTGCTGGGCATATGGAAAGACTATGACGAACTAGAAAGATCTCTCTCTATGTCAGAATTAATGATTACTTTAGAAGCTGTAAGAGATTTAGATTATTCAGAAAAGAAATTTCTTGCTGCTATGCAAGGTGTTGATCTTGACGCAGAAAGCGGAAAAGATAGAGGACAAAAAGAGTGGGAAGATATGAAAGCTAGGGTATTTAGTGGTGGACAGACCTCAGATTCAAATGATGTTTTATCACTTCAAGGAGTGAACGCCCAAAAAGCTGGTTTTGGAATTGGGATGGGATTAGATTACGAAAACTTAACCTAAACAGCGTTTTATGCTATAATTGACATACAACCACAGGAGGTTATATATGGCAACAACGCCAAAAGAAAAAAATGAAGTCGTCTTTATTGACGGAACAAAAATTGATGCACAACCACTTAAGATCTCTTTACTTAGACCATTTATGAAATCTTTTGAAGGACTAACAGCGGTTGCAACAGATAACGAAAAATCAATGGATATCTTAATCCATTGTGCACACATTGCAATGAAACAATACAAGCCAGAAGCAGACTACTCTGTTGCTGATTTGGAAGATCTAGTTGATCTGCCAACAGTGTACAAGATCATTGAAGCAGCATCAGGAATCAATCTAAATGATTCAGCATTACTTGCACTTGCTTCACAAGAATAAAACAATAAAATAGGGAGTCATGGCGGTTAGATGGCAGATATAAACAGCAATATTTTAATTAATATTGACACAACGCAAGCTATGTCCGCACTACGTGGGCTAGACAAGCAGATATCTGCGTTTAACCGTTCCATGATTGTCGGTACAAAGGCTGCATCACTAGCCCAAGCCGATTTTTCAAAATCACTTTTACATAACATTAATGCTACAGGCATGTTTAATGCCTCTATGGGCAAGATGTCAACTGCTACAGAGCAGTTTTCTCGTAGTTTAGAGTCTGGCAAATTATCACTTCGTGAGTATTACCGATATGGCATGGCTTCAACAAAAACATTTGGCAAAAATTATGCTAAAGAGTTTTCAACAATTAGTAGTTTAGTTGAAAAAAGAGTAAAGGCACTTCAAAGCCAGTATGTTCAATTAGGTAAAGATGCTTCTGGCGCATTAAACTCAATGCGAGTTACTCCTAAAAATCTTAACTATAATGATCAATTAACTAATATGTCTATGGCGATTCAACGCCAACAAATATTTAATAAACTACTTGATGATGGATCTACAAAACTTCTTAACTTTGGTAAAAATACACAATGGGCTGGTCGTCAGCTTATGGTTGGTTTTACAATTCCCTTGGCTATGTTTGCAGGATCAGCAATTAAATCATTTAAAGAAATTGAAACTCAGGCAATAAGATTTAGAAAAGTTTATGGTGACATATTTACTACTGAAGGCGAAAGTGATAAAGCTCTTAAAAATATAAGAGATCTTGCAAAAGAATATACAAAGTATGGGCTTAAAGTTTCTGAAACAATTAAGATGGCTGCCGATGCTGCTGCAGCTGGTAATTCTGGAAAGCAATTAGAGGAAGTTGTAAAGCAGGCAAATAAGCTTGCAGTCCTAGGTGGCGTGGCACAAGATAAAGCATTAGAAACAACTATTGCACTGCAAAATGCTTTTTCTATTGGATCTGAGGAACTTGGAAAAACAATGGATTTCCTTAACTCTGTTGAAAACCAAACCGTTTTAAGTCTTGAAGATTTATCTAACGCACTTCCAAAAGTTGCCCCAATTATTAAACAACTTGGTGGCAATGTAGAAGATTTAGCTTTCTTCTTGACAGCAATGAAAGAAGGTGGAATTAGCGCAGAGCAAGGTGCTAACGCACTTAAGTCTGGCCTAGCATCTCTTATTAATCCATCTAAAGCTGCATCTGAATCAGCAGCAAAACTTGGTATTAACCTTAAGGGCATTGTTCAAGACAATCAAGGTAACCTAAGAAATACAGTATTATCATTTGCTGAAGCTCTTCAGCCTTTGACAGATTTGCAAAAAGCACAAACAATTGAAAAAGTTTTTGGTAAATACCAGTTTGCAAGAATCTCTGCTCTTTTAAATAACGTAACAAAAGAAGGAAGTCAAGCAAGTAGAGTCTTAAAAATGGCTTCTGCCTCAGCAGAAGAATTAGCTTTATTGTCTCAGCGAGAACTAAAAACGCAAGAATCTTCACCAATGTATAAGATGCAAGCAGCTATTGAAAAACTCAAAGCTTCTATTGCTCCAGTAGGTGAATTGTTTGCAAAAGTTTTAACACCAGTAATTGAGTTTTTTGTTAAATTATTTGATAAATTTAACAACGCACCTGAAGGAATTAAAAAAGCAGTAGCAATTATTATAGCAGCTGTTGCTGGTATTGGTCCAGTCCTTCTTATGACTGTTGGTCTTGTTGCTAATGGTTTAGCTAACTTAATGAAAATGTTTAACCTTATTCGCAAAGGTTTCCAAAGCTTAGCCTATGGATCTAAAGATGCAGCTCTTGGAACACAATATTTAACTAATGAAGAGTTAGAAAATATTGCAATATCTAACAGCCTTGCAACATCTCACAAAGCATTATCTGCAGCATACGTCCTTGAGTCAGCAAGTCTTGTTGCCTTAACAAATACGTATAGAGAAGCTAAAGTTGCAATGTCTAGTTTTGCTAGCACAAACCCAGGAATGTTTATGCCAAGCGTTGCTAGAGTCACCCCTCCAAGGCGTTTTGCTAAAGGCGTAACAAGTGTTCCTGGAACGGGGAATCAAGATACTACCCCAGCACTTCTAACTCCTGGAGAAGCCGTTATCCCTGCTGATATGGCAAAGAAGTACGCACCATTTATTGGACAGATGATTGACGGAACTTTACCAGGCCATATGGCTGGAAGGCTGCCACTATTCCTGGGCATGCCAAAAACTATTAAAGCTGTTACAGATCAACGCAAAGCAAGACTGTCAATGGAGTCAATTGGAAAAGGAACTGAAGCAAGTCGATTTGCTGACATGGATCCAACAGATTTTGGCGTTCAGCTTGAAGCAACCACAGGGCACTCATTTCCTGTTAAAGGAATTGGCGGATTGTATCAAAAGCCAGATGGAACTAAGGTATTTGTTAAGCCATATGTTGATGAGACTGCTGCTTTAGCAGAAGAAAGAATGTCTACTATTACAAACAAAGCCTTCCCACTAAAAGCACCAGAGCATACAATTCGTACAATGATTGATCCAACTGATCCACAAAAGAAGAGAAAAATTATTGTATCTGAAGCCCCTTACAACCCTGAGTTTGCAAAACCAGATGGTGTCTTTACTAAAGATGATTACTTCTCGCAGCTTTTAGCTTCTACTGTAAGAGGAGATAAAGATCTGCAGATTGCAAACGTATCTGGTAAGAATGTGGTGGATCAAGGAAATGCTGGAGTCTTTGATACCGCTTCTGGGTTTAGAACATATTCAAAAGAAATGCCATCTATTGAAGAGCAAGCACGTATAAACTTGCTTGGAGTAAAAGGCTCAAATACAAAGAGATTCTTTGCTGAAGCAACAGCTGATATTCCAAGGGGAATGACTGCAGAAGAATACCGTACAAGAATGATACAAGAGATCGATGACACTCTTCCAAAACTTAGAGCAACAATAGCAAGCTTTAAGTTAAATAAAGAAGAGCAGGGTATTTATCAAAACATGATTAAACGCTTAGAGGATGCTAGGGATGCCAACTGGAGAGAAATTCATGGTATTCATTCATCAGTAGTTGCTAATCCAAAGAAAGCATTAACTCCTGCAGCAATAAAGAAAATAGAAGATGAAATTGCATTAAGAGCAAGACAAAAAGGACATGGTGCATCCTTATCTGATAGAGACTTCATGGAGGGTTTTGCTAAATGGGCACAAAGTAATGGTTTTGCTAAGGGCGGAATAGTTCCAGGATACATGGCTGGACGTATGCCAACTTTCGGTCCATCAGCAACTGCGATAAGAGTTTCAGGCGCAAGAGAAGCGGCAGCCAGGAGTATTTTTTCAGCTGGAGAATCAAGTGTTTCTAGATCTTTGTTATCAAGAATTAATAGAAGATTCCAAGGAGATAACACGGAGTTTGATTTAGGCGGAATTAAGTTTACCGTTACACCAAAAAATTTAAAAGCAGTAGAAGACAAAATTGCTGAAAATGAAATGTATTGGAAATCAAAAGGATTAAATGATGAGCAAATCCTAGAAGCTTTTAAAGCTAAGATGTTTGGTGAAAGAGGCATAAGAAAAATATCAGGGAAAACTGTAACAGCATCAGAGGTTGGCTCCGTTCTCGGGTCAGGCGGTAGAGGAAGAAGCAGTAATGTAACACCTAGCGCCAAAAATAGAAGAAGTCTTTATAAAGATAAGAAAATATATAAAGAACAACAACAGTTTATTGATGAAGAAGAAGCCTACCTAAAAGAAGTTCTTCCTGCAGATGTATTAGCAACAATAACGCAACCAGCAAAAAAGATTACTTTACCTGACGGCACAAGCATGCCATTACAACGTTATATTAAAGAAACTGGAGATGTATCAAAGTTTTATTCATCTAGAGCTTTAAGTCATATAACTCCAGCAGCAAAACGAATGCGTAACGCAGAAGACGACCTCCCTGAATATTTGTTTGAAGATACTCAGGCCATGAATCAGGCTCTCGTTTACTATGGAAATGCAGAACATCCACAATCACGTGCTCAAGCTATGGCATTGTTAGCACAAGTAAATGCAAAGAAAAACAGTTCAGAAACATTTACAAATTTTGATAAATATCTAGAAAAAGCACTACCTTATAGAATTGAAAAAAATTATTACGAAAAATTTGGAACTGCATCTAGACAAGATAATTTAATTTATGCAAATAAAGGTTTATTCTCTGTTCCAGGTCCAAAGGGAGCAGGAGATATTGTTCCTGCAATGCTATCTCCTGGAGAAGCAGTTATTCCTGCTAAACAGTCTGCAAAGTATAGACCATTAATTCAATCAATGATTTCTGGTGACGTTCCAGGATACATGGCTGGTAGAATACCACTAACAGCTAAACCCATTGCATCTCCTAAAGCAAAAACTGTATTTAATCCATCTGGAAGACTTGCGTCAAATACTTTAATTAAAGATCTAAGCGCAAAACAAAAAGAAGAATATGACAAAACAATAAAAACACTAAGAACTTACTCTGAGGACAAAGAGGCAAATTTAGCAATTGATAATGCTCTAAAAGCAGGAGTACCAAAACAATTATTAGGCAAAGCTTTAGTAAAACTGTGGAAAGATGGTTATTATCCTGTAACTAGTCTTAAAAAATATAATTCTTTAACTAAATCTTTACGTACAAAAGAGTCTGGAACTTTCTTTAGAGGAACAGGATTGTCTGGAAATTCCTATTATCAGAAAAAATTAGGAACCCTGCCACCTGAAATTTCTGGTGAAATTTATAAAATTTTAACAACTCTAAAAGGTGCTGAACAAAGAGATGCATTAAGTAAGTTTGTTGGAAAACCATTTAATATGAGAACATCTGCTTGGAGTTCTGAAGAATCCATTGCTAGTGGTTTTGCAAAAAATACAAGAGATCAAGCAATAACTAAAAAAGACGTTATTCCATTTACAGTTAAAACATCTTTTAAAAACCAAGATGTAATTCCAGTACATTCATTATTTAAAAATATGTATAGTCAAAAAGGTGTTCCAGAATCAGAAAGAATGTTTGGCGGTAAGTTTGTAATAACTGACATTAGCCCTAAAGGTATAACTGTTGAAAGAGTTGCTGGATTTGCAAACGGTATATTCTCAGTCCCTGGACCAAAAGGTGCGGGAGATATTGTTCCAGCAATGTTGTCACCAGGAGAAGCAGTAATCCCAGCAAAGCAATCTCAAAAGTATATGCCATTAATTAAATCAATGATTAGTGATACGATACCTGGGTTTGAAAACTCAAATATTACTCCAAGCCCTTGGGGTGGCAATCCAGGATCATGGAGAGATAAGGGAGATGGCTGGGGTCCAATGCCAACAGCACCAACCGTTGCACCAGGAGAAGATAGAGTCTCACGTGCTATTGATAAATTCTTTGACAAACCAAAAATTAAAAAACTTGGCGACAGAATTGATAAGCTTGGAAGTAAGTTTGAAAAAACTACCCCAAAGGTTGAAAAACTTGACAAGGCTGTATCTGGAACAACAGAGTCTTTTGGAAAAGATAAAACCAGAGGTTTCCGTGGCTGGCTTAATGGGTTTGGCAATGTATCAAACACTGTAACAGATGATAAGGGAGTAACAAGAACTGCGACTCCTGAAGAACGCATAAATATGCGTCAAGCAAATAGAATGAATACTGCACAAAAATCCATGGGTATTGGCATGGCAGCAATGATGCTTCCTATGGTTGCTCAAGGTATTGCAGCATCCCAGCCTGACTCAGCAGCAGGACAACTTCTTTCTAAAAATATGGTTGCAATTTCTGTGGCATCTTTGATTCCAATGTTTATGTCAATATTTAATTCACCTTTAAAAATTGCTGGCGCAGCAGCACTTTCACTTGCTGCGGTATTTAAAATTCAATCTTCAACAATTAAACGGAATATAATTGAAGGACAAAAACAAGCAGAAGCAATGACTATGACTACCAATCAGCTTGAAGCTCTTGGTAAGATCACAAACACAATGTCTGTTACACAAGTAGAGCAAGCAAAAAGAGCTGGAAGAAATACTGACCTAGTTCCAGTAAGTATTGAATTTGGAAATAACATTTTAGAAACCAGTGATTTTGGTAAAAACCTAAAGTCTAGTTTTGAAACAACAGTAAAAACCTTGGGTACAGGATCAGCAGTTGACTCTTTAGTAAATCAATTAGGAACTGCAGTATCCCAGGGCGTATTAACTAATGACCAAGCTGAATCAATTGCAATCGCACTAACCAGAAACTTAAAAGATGCAAGACTAGAGCTAGACGTAAGAGGAAGGCTAATTCAGTTACTTGGACCTAATGGAGAAAATCTTGTTAATAATCCATTACAAGTTCAAGTTGATTTAATAAATACTGGAAAAAATCTACAACAGGCTGCTCTTGACAATTTAAACCGAGTTACTAAGCAACAAGTTGGGGTTAATAAGGGAGAGTTTGGGCAACTAGCAGTAGGTGGAATCGGTGGCGGACTCCTTGCAGCAAGAGCTGGAATTCAAGCAGGAAGAATGGTTCAAGGTGGCGTAGGTGCCGCTTCACTTCTTTCTCAAGAAGCAGCCCTTGCTCGTGCAGGAGGATCAGGAAAAATTGGAACAGCACTAAAAGTTGCAAAAGCAGCAAGAGTTGCAGGTACTGCTGGATCTGCAGCGGTAGGCGCAACAGGTTTTGGTGTGCCAGCAGCACTAGTTGGAGCAGCAGTATCAACTGTTATTTTTGGCGGTATTGAAACAGCTATTCGTAGTTGGCAAAAGGGTAAAGAAAAAGCAGCAATAGGAAAAGCAGCGGGAATCATGCAAGGTCTTGTTGCACAAAATTTAAGTGCATCTCAGGGAAGTATCGATGCACTATCTTCACAATACGATTCAGCAATTGCAAACTTAGAAATTAAAAAGAAAACATTAAAAACAGAAAAAGAACGTGCAGAGATAGATTCTCAAATAGCCGATCTACTTTCTAAAAAGGATTCTGGATTAAAAACACTAAGAGAAAATCAAGCAGACATTCTTGGTTCTGCTTCTTCTGGGTATGATCAAGTTGCAAAAAGATCACTAGGGGAAACTTTAAGCCCACTTGGTTCTGGTCGTGGGCAAGCACGTGATAAGTATATGGAAGCTTATAAAGTTGGAATGCAAGAAAAGTTTAAAGACAATGCTCCATTAAAAATACAAGCGGACAATCTACAGAGTCAGCTCGACAAGATTGGAAATGATAAGGTCACCCTTGAGATCTCTGCATTAGTAACTTCAGATGTTTTAACTCCAAATGAAGCATCTACCCTTGTTTCTACAATGACTAAAACTGGTGGGGACATTACAAAAGATTTAAATGCTATTGTTAAAGTTCAAGGAACTGAAGGCCTACAAAGACTTTCTACAATACTTACACTAATTCCAGAAGAAGAAAATCAAAAAGAACTACTTCTTGGAATAAAAACAATGAACAAAGATGATGCAGATGCAACTATGTCTGCAGTCGAAGAGCTTGGCAAGATTCCAGACTTTATTGGAATTAAGATAGACCTTGAAACAAACAAGTCCGACATTCCAAGACTTAAAGCAGTTGGAAAAGAGATTGCAGCACTTAAAAAGCAATTTCCTGATGGAAAGATTACTCTAGAAGCTCTTGTTAAAATGCAAGAAGCTGCAGGTGGAGCAGGAAAAAATCTAACCCTAGATTCAGCAATAACCAACTGGAACGCAATCTCTAAACTTCCAAAAAACTTACAGTTCCAGGCAATGTTTACAGTTGGGTCAATAACTCAAAGCGATAGTTTTGATAAGATAATCGACAGAGAACTTGAAGCAGCTTTTGAAAAAAAGAATCCACAATATGCTGGAGACGTTGCTTTTGGTAGCACCGAGAGTAGGAGAGCTTATGAAAGACAGAAAGCTTTAGATAAAGAAGCATTTAAAGCAGATCCTAAGAACATTGCAGCAGCAGAGAAAAAAGCAATTGATCGCTTTCTCCCACAAATATTTGGCACAGCAACTGCAGATGATGCAAAGAAAAGAGCAGCTGCTGAAGCAGCAGACACACTAAAGAGTGCAACATCCTTCCTTGATGATTTAGGAATGAAGCTAAAATTATTTAGAGATCAGGCTTTTGACGCACTTAATCCGTTAAAGTCTATAATGTCTGCTTTTGCAAATACTAAAGATGCTGAAAAAGGTCTTGGTAGAATGTTTGAAAAGTTTAACGGCTTACAGCAAATAATGTTACAAGGCAATCTTTCTCCAGTATTAATGGATGCAATATCTGGAATGTCAGCAGAAGAGTTTAAAGCTTTTCAGGGCATGGATTTAAATCCAAATACAAAGGATAAAGAAACTCCCTTCATAATGAAGGATGGCAATATTGTTGGACTGTCTAAAGAGTTAATGGGGTTATCAGAAGCTTTTAACTCAGTAAATATAGGCATGGCTCAAATGGGGGCAGCACAAAGCATAGACAATATTAAAAAACAACAAGAAGCATTTAAGATTCTTAAAGATGCAGGAATGTCAGTTACTGATGCCTTAAAAGTAATTCAGGATCAATCTCTTGCTTCAGCCATTGCTGCTGGAACCCTTGGTGCTGCAGGGTCAGATGAAATGAAGAAGTTTATTAAAGACATTGCTGCAGCTAATAGCGCAATGGAAAAGATGCAGGTTATAACTGACACCCTTACAAAGAACGCAGAGTTTGATGTATTTGCGAAAACTCCAGATGTAGCCAAAGCAATGAAATCTATGGGATATTCTGTAGAGCAAATTGATGCAGTTCTTGGAAACCCAGCAATGCTTAAGCAGTTTACGCAAAACATTAAAAATGGCAAAATTGATATAGCAGCCATTGAAGGTTCAACAGGAGCAATCTCCGAATACCTAAAAGATATTGAATCTAAGAAACTGATTGACATTCAAATTAATTTTAACAAGGGAGAATTTGGACAGGTTGCATCTTCTGGTCTTGACATGGTTAACCAAATGTTTGCGGTACAGGAAGATCTAATTAGAACTGGTGTAGATCCTAGAAGCACCAAAGATGTTGCACAACTTGCAGCTAATGAATCAAAAATCAAAGAACTACAAGCACAACTTAGACCATACGAAGCACAGATTGAACAACTACAATATAAGATTAATGATATTCAAGCATCGGTTGCCCTTAACATTAGCCAAAAGGTTGATAAATATCAAAAAGAAATTAATGATTTACAGCGTGAAATTGAAGTTAGGTTTAACGAACCAATTAAAGAACTGCAGGATGAATTAAGCGCACTATCAAATGACTTAGATGTTGTCAACAATGCATCAGAGCTAATAACTAAAGAGTATGACAAACAAGCAAAAGCTCTTGAAACTATAAAAGATATTAATGATGCAATTTTAAAACAAGAAGAAAATAGAATAGGACTAGCTGCTGCACTTTCAAGTGGAGACATCTCAGCTGCTGCTAAAGCAATGCAAGATGTTCGTAGAAGCAATGTTGAACTTGCTCAGTCTAATTCACAAAAAGCTTTAGAGAAATCAAGAAAAGATGATATAGAAGGAATTTTAAGTGCTTCAAGAATTGCTATAGATCCAGTAACTGGAAATAAAATTGAACTTGGTCTTCTTACACAAGAAGAGATTAAACAAAGACAATTTGAACTTTCTCAAAAGATTTATAGTTTAGATACTGATCCTAAAAAATTATCAATTCAGGATCAAATTAAAGCTAAAACCAATAGTATCTATACTCTTGAACAAGCAAGATCTATAGCTTTAGAGCAAGTTCAAGCCTATGAAACTGAAATTGCTAAAATTACTAAAGATAATATTGTAGATAAAGAAAGAATGATTGCTGCTTTAAATAATGAAAATGAAATCATTGAAGCAAGACTTGAAAAACTAGAAAAAGAAATTGAAGTTCTTGGAAGAACTAGAGAAGCTTGGACTGCTATTGAAGCTAAGGTAAAGGCTTATGATTTATCCCGTAAAGATTTAGATACCGCTTTTGCTGGGCTATTAGCAGCATCAACAGCAATCAATGCTGAGTGGACAAGTATCATGACAAAAATTGGGGCCTATGCTGCAACCCCTGCAAAAGACTCTAAAATTACAACCACCGCACAAAGTATTGTTACTGCTTCTGGAAGTAAAATAGATGTAGCTAAATCAGAAGCTGATGCAAAAGCTGCTGCCGATAAAATTACTGCAGATGCTACAGCAGCAGCAAATAAAATTATTGCAGATGCTCAAGCTGCATCTGATAAGGCTCAAGCAGAAGCTGATGCTCTTGTTGCAGCTGCTAAAAAGAAAGCAGAAGAAAAAGAAGCAGCAGATAAAGCACTAGCTGACGCAAAGACCGCAGCAGAAAAAGCCGCTGCTCAAAAAATACTTGATGCAGCGGACGCAGCAACAACTGCAGCAGCCGATGCCGCAATAGCAGCAGCAGAATCAGCATTTGATGCAGCCTTGGCTGCAGCTTTAGCAGCAAATCAAGCTATGCTTGATGCTGATCTAGCAGCATATAACGCCAGTATTATCGCTTTAGATGCTGATTATTCAGTTAAAACTTCAGATGCTTTAATTGCTGGAACTACCAAAACTGCAGAAGCACTTACTACAGTAGTTGATGCAGCTAATGCTGCAGCAACAGAATTTCTTTCAGCACAAGAAGCTATTGCAGCTGGAATAGCAGAATATAAAAAATATTCATCAATGACCGATAAACAATTATATGAAGCCAGAGCAGATGCCGTTAATAGTGGATATACAGGAGATAGGGAAAGCATTGCCAAGGGAGCAGATGCTAACTACGATGCTAACTATCTAAATTCTTACAAAGACTTTTACGCTAATCATGGTCAAGTTGGAAATAGTAAAGATGCACTTGTTGATAAGGCTGGTGGAATTAGTTCTTATGGCCCATCGAATCAAAAATTTTTTACTGTTGATGGTCAGCCATATTCTGGTAATTTGCTAAATAATAACAATATAGTAGGATTAGCAGTTAATGGAGTTCCAGTTTGGTTACCTAACTTGCCAGGTGGAACAAAATGGAATAGATATATTACAGCAAGTTCTGGTGGCCTAATTCCTCAATTATTTGCTTCAGGTGGTTACGCTATGGGAACTGACACTATCCCAGCTATGCTTACCCCAGGAGAATTTGTTATTAAAAAGTCAGCAGTAGATTCATATGGAGTAAAGAATCTATCAAAGATAAATAGTGGTATGTCTCCAGATTCTTCAGTGTATAATTATAGTTTAAGTGTAAATGTCAACGGTAATAATTTAAATGCCGATGATATTGCTAGCACAGTAATGCAGAAGATTAAATATATTGATGGACAAAGAGTTAGAGGACAACGATAATGGCAACAGCAGCATACCTATCTGGAAGACGCAGGTATCAAAGACCACAGGCAATGCTATGGTCTAACAATGCTGGTACACTATCAAATGGTCTTTATGTCCCAATTGGATATGAAGTAGGGGCTAATGCACCAGAAGATGCTGCAACCTCAGAGATAGACCAGTTTTTAATAATCTCAGATCATAATAGACAGCCTATTGAGTTCAAGCCTATTCGTATTGAAAAGCGTGAAAGAACAATTAATGGAAGAATGAGATCATACCATATTGCAGATAAGATAACAATTGCTACATCATGGGATAATCTACCATCAAGAGCATATCCCAATGTTGCAGATTTTGGAATTACAACTGGAATATCCCCCTATAAAGGTCAAAGCCCATCTCAAGAATTTACAGTAGATGGCGGTGCAGGTGGAGCAGAACTTCTAGACTGGTATGAAAACCATAAAGGACCTTTTTGGATATTTCTATCATATGATAAATATAAAAACTTTACAGAAGACCAAAACCAGTTTAATCATCTAAATCAGTATAGCCAAATTATGGAAGTCTATATATCTGATTTCTCATATTCTGTTCAAAAGCGTGGCGGTACCAACATGGATCTTTGGAATGTATCCGTAACCCTGGAAGAGGTTTAAGTGTTTGTAAGTGAGGCACTGAAGGGTCATCTAGAGGCATCAGCGACCATTAGGCTAAAGAGTTTGGTTCTGGCTGAGTGGAACATGAATATGCCAGATAATGTCTTTAAACTGGGAAATTACCGATATAGACCCACAACCCCATCTAGTAAGTTTTTTACACTTCCTATAGACTTTGACCAGCTCGATTCTGGAGGGTACTATACTGGAGCCACTGATTCTAACGTAGTAGTTAATAGTGGTTTTAATGATGATATAGATAATCCAATCCCCCAAACATTTAAATCTACCAAAGATAAGATGAAGATGATCTATTCTTTAGAAGATTGCATTAAGCCATTTAGACCTAGGTCTGGAATAAATAAAGCATCATATTTTAATAACAGGTTTTTAGCTAATTCTGGAGCAAGACTTGCTGAGCGACCAAGATACTATATGGCTTCAAGGCATGATCAATTTAAATATTGGACTTCATATAGAACAGAAAACAATAGTGAGTATGGAATTGCAAAAAATATAACAAATGGAAACTATTATATTGACGATACGGCTCCTTTTGTTGTATATAAAAATCCAGTTCCAGCAAATAGGCTTATTGTAAAGATGCAAACAAATGTAGGAACAGTAAATCTTGGACCATTTAGCAATGGATCTAGATCAATTGAAGATCCATTACACGGAAATATTAATCAAACAACACCAAAAAGATGGAAAGTTCAATATCTAAAAAATAATAACTGGGTAGATGCTTATTTATTTAATGAAAATTCTTTAAGACAAGACGGATCTAGCATTATAGGTCCAGACGGATATTTAGAATTACATTATGGAGTAATCATTCCAGATAAATATAAATCTATTTTTGTGTACGCAGAAAAAATTTCATCAACAACCTTACTTCCTCAAAAATCATATAATGGTTATGCGTATTTAGTTCAAGAGAATCCATCAGATGTTGGAACATTTCATGTTTGGAATTCAACAACATCAGAATATGAAACTTTTGTTCCAAATTATGGTTGGTTTCTTGGCTCAGAAGAAGTTAACTCTCAAACTAATTTTATTAAAGATCTAACAAACCAAGATTTTTTTATAAGTACTGCTAATCAATCAATTGTTTATCGTGAATTTGATTATGTTCGTGGTATAAGAATTGTTGTAGAGTCAATGAATAAGTTTGACTCTACCTTTGATTTAATTGAAATGTCGCCAAGATTAGTAGTTGACATTTCAGACAAAGTTACCGACTTTCAGATTACAAAAATTTTATCAGATGTTGGAATTACATCAATGCCTGTTGGACAACTTTTAGCTTCAACTGGAACCTTAGACATATTTGATTATGATCAAGCCTTTAATGAAAATAATACATCAAGCATTATCTCTAAATATATTAGAAAAAACATTAAATTTAATTTTTACGAAGTTGTTTTAGATGTTAATGGTTTTGACTATTTTGTTCCTATAAAAACTTTGTATTCAGAAGGAGTTCCACAAGCTAATGACAATGGTGCTACGCTTTCGTTAACACTAAGAGACCTATTCTTTTTCTTAGAATCAATGCCTGCACCAAGATTATTAACTACAGAAACATCTTTAAGTTATGCTGTTAGTTTAATTCTTGACTATATTGGATTTAGTAATTATTCTTTTAAAAGAACTGTTGGGGAATCTGAAATGGTTATTCCATTTTTCTTTATTGCCCCAGATCAAAATGTTGCGGAAGTTTTAAATGAGTTAGCTAGAGCAAGTCAAAGCTCAATGTTTTTTGATGAAAATAATAATTTTATTGTTATGAGTAAAGATTACTTAATGCCAACAACATCTCAAAGAGCAACAGATTTTGTAATTTCTGGATCAAACAATCAAACAGATACTGGAGAAATAGAAAATGTTTCTTCAGGAAAACAGCCAAACCTAATTTCTATTGCTTCACAAGATAAAAAGATTTATAATGATGGAAAAATTAACTATACAGAAAGATATATTCAAAGATCTTTGGGTAAATTAAAGCAAGCAAGCTTAATTGATAATGAAAGAACTTGGATATATAAACCATCTTTGTTATGGGAAGTTGCTGGAACAGAAAACACAAAAACTATTAATGAGTTAGCATCAAAACAAGGAAGTTATGTGCTAGGTGCGATGCCATTAAATTCTAATCTATCTTCAACTGAACCACAAGTTGTTTCTGGAGTTCTAGTTAATAACATAATTGATTTTGGAGAAAATATTTATTGGTTAACAAGAAATCAAGGATACTTTTACTCTAATGGAGAGATAATTAAGTATGATGCTGTTCAATACAATATTACAGGAACTGGAAATGTTTGGATTAGTAATAACGAAGAGTATCAAAGATATTTTTCATCACTTCCATTTAACGGAAAGATCTACCCTACTGGCTTAGTTAGAATTTATGCAACACCATATTATGAAACAATTGGAAATATTGTTAGGCTTAAGAATGGGCCAGTAGTTGATCATGGTCGTGGTCAGTTTAATACTATACGGACTTCTCATACAGCTGGCGCTGATCCGTATTGGTCAAACAATGATTACGTTAGAGGCTGCAATATGGATTCTAATTATCTATTTACTAATACATTAATAAATAATATTACCAGACCAACAACAGTAGTAGGTGCTGCTGGAGTAAATGATGTTCTAGCAAAAAAAACAACACGAAATGGAATTATTAAAAACTTTATGTCAACAGCTTATTTGACTGAAACTTCTGTAAATAATTTACAGTCAACCCAGTCTGGAACAGTTCAATCTTCAGCACTTGTAATGAATGGACCTTCTTTTAAAAGCACAGAAAATCCAATTAGTTTTGTATCTTATGTTTATAAAAAGTTAGACAATGCGTATAAGCATTTTGGAACTAGAGTTCGTATTGTTGGAAAAGTTGAAAACAATTCTACCAAGTTTCAAACACCTGTTGGAAGTACACCATACTATCAGATTACTGGAAGTAAAACAGATCAGAATGTTAATATTGGTGGTGCAGGAGGAGGAATAGCAGTACTTCTTAATCCAGAAACAAACAATGGATATTATTTTGAAATTACAGCACTTACTGAAAACAACATTGAATCATACCTTAAGTTTGACAATGCTGGAAACACAAACATCGCTATAGATAATATTGTTTTTTATAAAATCAAAAAAGATGCGTCAAGTTCTAAAGCTATTCCTGTAAAGTTATGGGGAGGCTTAGGAAAAATATTAATTGATGACGGATCTTTTACTGGACAATATAGACTTGCTGGAGAAGAAAATCCAACGGTATACGATTTATCAGTAGAATACGAAGACATTGGTAAAGTAAGAAGATTCTATCTTTATATTAATAATAAGCTAATCCAGATAGTAGATGACACAGACCCTCTACCAATCTATAACAATATGGCTTTATTTATTCGTGGATCCTCTAGATGTATGTTTGAAAATGTATATGCGCTATCTCAAAACTATTCTCAAAACACATCTTTTAATGTTGGAGAAACAATCTCTAAAGCTTTTGGGGATAAAGACATTGATGCAAATGAATCATTTAGAAAGTATGCTATGAGTGGTGTAGTTCAATCTACTTACCTTGGTGGAATAAGTTCTCAACAGCCACCAAAATATAATATGTATTTTGAAGAGTTTGGATCAATCATGAGAGAGTGTGCGTATTTTGATATTAAATATGATCGAGCTTACCCAGCTCTTTATGCTCAAATCTCTCCAACCTTTAATAGAATTAAATCATATATGGTTTCTGGCTTCCAAGCAGACTCCTATGGCGCAGAGTTTTTAGTGTTTAACTCTACAGATAAAGCAATTAATCTAGATGAAACCACAGGAAGCTTTTTAAGAATTCAAGGAATAACATTTACCCAAGACACAACACATGAACTAACGGTTGATGAATTTTTTAAAAAGCGTAGCAATATGGCAGATCCAGAATTAACTGATACAAATCAAATAATTTCTCCTTTTATTGAAAAAGAAAAATATGACAGAATTAGACAAAGCAGAATGACGTATGGCAAAAATGAATTTTCTATTGATAGCCAATATATTCAGACACAAGATAGCGCAGAATCCCTTATGAACTGGATTATAAATAAAGTGATGGAGCCTAAAAAAATAGTTGGAGCTAACATTTTTAGCATACCAACATTACAATTAGGAGATATTGTTACTCTAGACTATAAAGATTCTGATGGATTAGATTTAGTGACAGCAGACTCTACAAGGTTTGTTATATATAATATTAATTACAGCAGAAGTCAAGATGGCCCTTCTATGACTATTTATTTGAGTGAGGTATAAAATGGCTGACACTAATTTTTCTAACCTATCGGCATCTCCATTAACACCAACTGATTTAGCCAATGCAGCTATTAATTTTATTAAACAAAACTCTATTAAGACTGCCCCAATAGACACGGTTCTTTTTGACGATGGATCTGAGCCACTTGAAGCAATGGCTGATATTATATTTGAAAATATCGGGGGGCATGAGTTAATCAACATTGCTAGAAATGATACTATCAATGGTCAAAGCGTATCCTACAATGTAATTAAAAACTTAACAACAATCCAACAAGAATATAACCCATTAAATATAGTTGGCTTACAGGGTTCATCAGATAAAATTTTTAGCAACTTTGCAATTAACCTAACTGAAAAGGTACCAGTTGTAGGTAATGGCATAGGTGGTTCAAATGTTTATTTTAATTCTGCTGGCGACTTAATTATAGAGTTAGTTAATCTTAGCAGTGATGATCAAGTTGAGGTACAAATTAGCTTAAGTGGTACAATATATGAAGCATATTTAGGAGAAGCTACATCATGATAACTAATACTGGTAAAACTATTATTGGCAAGTATCTATTAGGCCAAGCACCAGCTTTTGCTTCTTATATTGCTGTTGGCTGCGGAAAGCAACCATTTAAAACATCAGAAAGCCTTGAAGACTATCCAGATAAAGAAAATTTAGATTTTGAAATGTTTAGAGTTCCAATATCTTCAAGAGGGTATGTACAAGAAAACGGTATGAATAAAATTGTTCTAACGGCTGAACTGCCAACGGAAGAAAGATATGAGATTACAGAAGTAGGGTTATACTCAGCAGGATCAAACCCATCTGCTGGAACGTATGATAGCAAAACAATCTTTGCCTTTACTAATACAGAAAACTGGCAATACCATACTTCATCTGCTACAACATTGATTCCAACAATACCAGTACAACTTGATACTGAAAATGATAATATTATTACAGGTTCATATCTAATAAACTCATCAACAAAAGAATATGATGCGGTAAATGGAGTGCTAACAGCAACCCCTGTATTTCAAGCTAACTCTGACAACAGTATATTTTATAAAACATCTAGAGCAGATAGATATGAAAGATGTAGATTTTTAAATAACACTATCTTAATTCAAGGCAATACTTCAGACCTAGATATAAGCGCAGGTCATTTTAATATAACTAGCGGATCACATATACATTTAACTGGTGTAGATATTGATTTTACAAAAAATTCTCCAATAGATGAACTTAGATTAGCATTTTCTTTAGTAAGTAAAAATGGAGGTTCTAGCGCAGTTCCAGATACCGTCAGAATATTAGTTGACTTTTCTTCATCTGACACTGTAGATGGAGAGTATGCTAGATTTGAAGCTGAACTAAACAATGGAAGTTCTTTAAGTTTACCACTAGATGATGAGTTTGAAACTAATAGATATTACGTTGTTTCAAAGCAGCTACAAGACTTGTACACAAGTGCAAACTTTAACTGGAATGATGTTAGCGTTGTTAAAATCTATGTATCAGTTATTGATAACGGAAATCCATCATCAGATTATTATGTTGCATTAGATGCAATGAGACTAGAAAACATTGCAACAAAAAACCCACTGTATGGATTGACTGGGTATACAATTATTCAAAACACTGATGGTGAGGCAATTATTAAATCACCAAATACAAACAATTATATTGAGTTTAGATTCTCGATTGGTGTTTCATAATGGCTGATGCTAATATCAAAAAAGTAACAATAAAAAGGTCTTCTTTACCGCCAATTGATCATGATAGCCAAAGATATAATATTCGTTACAGAATTATATCTGAAGATAAAAACAGAAGCTCACACTGGTCTTCAATTTATAATTCTGATGGTGTTAATGTTTTTGGGACAAGTGGGGCTGTTTCAATAACTTCAACAAACCCAAAAATAATTACAGCAGTATGGGGAGACGAAAACTTTTATCCAGAATATGATGTTTTTGTTAAGTTTGATAACAATGCATTTTTTTATCATGGTACATCAGCAGTTCATTCCTACTCATTTTTAAATACAGGAACAACTAGTGTGCGGGTAAAAATACAGATAGTGTCATCAAAAAAAGAAATAAAGGATGATTTCTTGGTTTATGACTCTGGCGCACAATCTCTGATATAATATAATAGGAGGAACAAAATGGCTAAATTACCACTACCTGAGCGAGGACAACCATTAGATGTTACATACATCTATCAATTGGCTGACACAGTAAATAACCTTTCTACACAGGTTTCTTCCGCAAGCTATAACTATACAACCATTGATACCGTCAGTGCTGGAAAACAAAGTATTAAAACATCTGAGGCTAGAGTTATTGGTGGAATTGTGGGAGTTGCAGACAATAGTACAGTTTCTGCATCATCAGAAAAAACATTTTCGTACGATTTTCCTAGTGATTTTAAGTATTCCCCAATTGTTTCAGCAACAGTAATTAATACAGGAAATACTCCAGCAGGACAAAATGTTTCAGTAATTTTAAAAAAGCCAACTACGTCAAGAGTTGAGGGCGTTGTTAGATTTGGTGCTACTGGAAACTTATCTTTAGACGTGCATCTAATTATTATCGGAATACCAAACTAGGTTACTATATTGCTAAATTGTAAAAAATGTAATGGCAAAATGTTTATTGATAGACAATATACATCTATAGATCATCTAGAAACTTATTGCATATCTTGCGGGACAAGGGTATTCTTTCATCCACCAAGTGCAAGTCAGGAAGGCAAATGGCTACTGAGAAAAGAACAATTAAGGGCGAAGAGTACAATAGCCAATCTGTAATTAAAGGTAATCAAAAAGTTTGGTTTCTTAATGGAGATTTAGTTAGGCTGTACCATAGTTCAAGATCAACTGGTTTAGTTTCTGTTTATAATATTACAAAAGATAGAATAGAAACATGTTTAAGAGTTGACTTTAGAAAAAATAGAGAAAGAGCATACACTATAGCAGAAACTGCTAAACTTGTCAATAGGCATAGAAAGTATATTCCAGATCTAATTAAACGTGGAGTGATTCCTCCACCAATGGGTTCAACCTTAAATGGTGAAAGAGCTTGGCAAAGACGAGCTTATTACTCAGAATCACAGGTAAAAGAGATTCGTGCTATACTTGCAAGTATACATATTGGACAACCAAGAAAAGACAAGTTAATAACAAATAATATGACTCCTACAAGCCAAGAGTTGACACGGCGAATGGGAGACGGTATACTTACATATACGAAGACAGAAGATGGTAGGTTTATTCCTGTTTGGTCAGAGAATATTTAAAACTATGAAATGGGTGGGGTATGGAAAACGATTCAACAAAGGTATCAGTAACACTGGGATATACGCTTAACCTTGGAAACTTTCAATCACTAAGATTAGATCTTGGTGTTGTAGATTCTAAGCGTGGAGAAGAAACAACTAACGAAGCATTTGAGCGTGTCTATAAGTTTGTAGAAGACAAGCTTACTGAAAAGATTAACGAAGCTAAAGAAGAAATTAACGAATAATGGCTGATCGCAAAGACCGAATGGCTTTGCTCAGTAGATTTAACAAATTATATCTTCAACGATATGAGCAAAAGTCTAACATGAACCTTAATGTTGAACAGTGGGCTGCTGATGGCCTAGTAGAGTCATATGGAATATCGCAATGCTATGATCTATTAGACTATTATTTTTCAATTGCACAAGAGCCTAGTTGGAACTACTTTGCTTATAATGCTGAAAAGATTTTAAATGGCAGAGCAGAAGTTGAACAAGATAAAAAAGAAAGAGCAGAACGCAGACGAATGGCTAAGGAGTGGTTAAGTGAATAATACAGAAGCAAAAGTAATATCTGCAGTACTTCAAGATAAACAAATTCACGTACTACTTCAAGCAAATGTTGAAACTCTTTTAAGAACACACAATGATATCTGGAACTTTATTCGTTTATATTCTGAGAATAACCAATCACTTCCACCTGCAGAACTTGTAAGAGAAAAGTTTCGTGATTTTGAACCAGTAGTTGGCGTAGGTGCAACTAAGCATCACTTAGCAGAACTTCAAACAGAATATTTAAATGATAGCCTTAAAGACATTCTTCGTAACGCAGCAGGAGAAGTTCAAGTAGGTAATGGTGCTGAAGCCTTAGAGCATCTCATTACAAAAACATCAGAGCTCAAAAAGAACACTGCTGCTATTCGTGATATTGATGCTACTGATCTTGAAGATGCTGTTGCATACTATGAAAGAGTTGCAAAGCAAAACGAACTAGGCGCAGTTGGAATTAAGACAGGTTTGCCAGGATTTGATAACTACCTACCTGCTGGCATTATGCCAGGACAACTTGGTGTGTTTCTTGCTTACCCAGGAATTGGAAAGTCATGGATGGCTCTATACTTTGCTGTACAGGCTTGGAAGCAAGGTAAGTCACCAATGATTATCTCACTTGAAATGAGTGAGACAGAGGTTCGTAATCGTGTATTTGCTATTATGGGTGAAGGCCTATGGTCTCATCGCAAACTAAGCAATGGTGAAATTGAAATTGATATGCTTCGCAAGTGGCATGCGAATAAAGTAGAGGGTCGTCCAGAGTTTCATATTATTTCAAACGATTCAGGTGGAGAAGTTACTCCATCAGTTATTCGTGGAAAGATTGATCAATATAAGCCAGACTTCGTTGTTGTTGATTATCTTCAGTTGATGAGTCCAAACCAACGTGCTGATAATGAAACGGTAAAGATGAAAAACCTTTCACGAGAACTTAAGCTAATGTCTATTAGTGAAGAAGTACCAATCATTGCTATCTCATCTGCTACACCTGACGATGTAAAAGATCTTAGCACTCCCCCAACACTAGGACAAACAGCATGGTCTAGACAGATCTCATACGATGCTGACTGGCTATTAGCACTAGGTCGTCCTGTAAATAGTGATATCATTGAATGCGTATTTAGAAAAAATAGAAATGGTTTTATGGGAGACTTTTTAGTACAGGTAGATTTTGATAAAGGATATTACAGATATAAAGACTATGAAGACAAATAATATTTATACAGAAGATCAAATTAGACGAGTTCTTATTGGTTCAGGAGTAAATATTGAAACTGAATTTGGTAATGACTTTATAATCTTCTGCCCATATCATAACAACAGCAGAACGCCTGCTGGAGAAGTAGCCAAAGATAGTGGGCTATTCTTTTGTTTTGGTTGTCAAACAACTAAAAACTTAGAAGAGTTTGTTATGCATATTTCAAATAGGACATACTTTGAGACCGTTAGATACATAAAAAGTAAAGAGCAAGAACATAATATTGAGATGTTAGTTAATAAAAAGCTAATTGCTGCTCCAGAGTTTGTTCAGTATGATGAATCTATTCTTTCCAGATTGCACGATCAGTTATTACTATCAGATACAGCAAAGTCTTATCTACATGGTAGAAAGATAACTATGGATTCAATGAAAAAGTTTTCTTTAGGTTACTCAGAAAAACAGAGAATGGTTACTATTCCAGTACAGTCACCTGACGGAATGAATATTGGTTTTGTAGGAAGGTCTATAGAGGGTAAGGAGTTTAAAAATACTCCAGGATTGCCTAAAGGAAAAGTTTTATTTAACTTGCACAGAGTTAAAACTTCTAGTATAGTATATGTAGTTGAATCATCTTTTGATGCTATTCGACTAGACCAAGTAGGTTTCCCAGCAGTCGCAACGTTGGGTGCTAATGTATCTATTTCACAAATTAGATTATTAGAAAAGTACTTCAATAATGTCGTACTAGTAGCGGATAATGATGAGGCTGGTAGCATAATGAAAGATAAGCTAATTGAAAAGCTTGGGTCTTTGGTTAGTGTTATTACCTTAGAAAAACAATATAAAGACATAGGCGATATGGATGATCAGTCAATTAAAAACTTAGAGTTTCAGTTTGACAAGTCTATATTGTCTATGCTAAACTAATATAAACAACACGAAGGAGAAAAAGATGAGCGTAGTAAAGGGACTCAAAAACATCAATGCCCTGCTCGACAAGCCAAAGTATGACGAAAACTCACCAAAGGTAAGATGGTTAAAGCTTTCGGATGGACAATCAGTAAAGATTCGATTCATTGAAGAATTGGATGAAGACTCTGCAAACTATAACGCAGAGCGTGGCTTAGCACTAGTTGTTAAGGAACACACAAATCCAAAAGACTATAAGCGTAAAGCTGTAGACACTATGGACACAGAAGGCCGTGACTGGGCTGAAGAAATGCATCGTAAAGATCCAAAGGCTGGCTGGAGAGCACGTCTTCGTTTTTATTGCAACGTACTTGTAGATGACGGAATTGAAGCTCCATATGTAGCAATTTGGAATATGGGAATTAGCAAGCAGTCATCATTCAACACTATTCGTGAGTATGCTCTTGAAACTGGAAGCATCTCAAATGTAGTCTGGAGACTAAAGCGTAATGGTCAGGGAACTGAAACCAATTACACACTTATTCCTTCGGCACCAGATAAGGAACCATTTGTATGGGCAGATGTTAAACCTTATCCTCTTGAAGCAGCACTAAAGAAAATTCCTTATGCTGAGCAAGAAGCGTTTTATTTGGGCTTTGATAGCCCATCTACAACTTCATCTACCAATACAGACTGGTAAGAATGAGTTACGTAGGCTTACATGTTCACACGCATTACTCCCTGTTTGATGGCATCGCTACGCCAGAAGAGTATGTAAAGCGTGCAGTAGATCTCGGTATGACATCAATTGCCATTACCGATCACGGAACTTTATCGGGGCACCGTGAACTATACCGTATTGCTAAAGCAAACGGGATCAAGCCTATACTTGGCGTAGAAGGATATATGTGTTCTGACAGATTTGATACTAGAGATAAATCTGAAAGAGAAGGTCAACAGGACTTAGTTTATAACCACATTATTCTTCTCGCCAAGAACCAAATTGGTTTAGAAAACCTAAACAAGATTAATGAAATTGCATGGACTGAAGGTTATTTTAAGAAGCCAAGGTTTGACTTTGAAATACTTGAAAAGTATAAAGAAGGAATCATTGTAACTTCTGCTTGCCCAAGTAGTGTAATAGTAAAAGCTCTTGAAGAGCAAGAGTTTGCGCTAGCCAAGAAACATATTAAATGGTTTAAAGATACCTTTGGTAGTGATTATTATATTGAAGTAATGCCACACAATGAAGCAGAGATTAACAAACAGTTAATTGAACTTGCTGATGAATTTAAAATTAAAGTAGTTGTAACTCCAGACTGCCACCATGTAGATGAATCTCAAAAAGAAGTTCAAGAGTTTAAGCTTCTAATGAATACTCATGCTAAGATTCAAAAAGATACAACATATGATAAGTCTAAGAAGCAACCAGACATGATGAAAAGACTTGACTATCTGTATGGAGAAGATCGTCAAATTACTTTTAATAAGTTTGACATTCACCTTCTTTCATATGAAGAGATGAAGTCTGCTATGGAATTGCAGGGTATAGATAGACCAGACATCTATTCCAACACACTGTTACTTGCAGACACAGTAGAAGATTACGACATTAAAGATGGAATGAATCTGCTACCAGTTCAATACAAGAGTCCAGACAAAGAGTTAAAGAACATTTCTCTTGAGGGATTAGCCACTCGTGGGCTGTCCGATAATAAAGAATACCTTGACAGACTTGACGAAGAACTTGAGATCATTAAAAATAAAAAGTTTGCACCATACTTCCTTGTAGTTCAAAGCATGATTGCTTGGGCTAAGAAAGAAGGCATCATGGTTGGTCCAGGTCGTGGATCTGCTGCTGGCTCTTTAGTTTGTTATGCTCTTGGTATTACAGATGTAGATCCAATTAAGCATGGATTATTGTTTTTCCGTTTTATTAATCCAGATCGTAATGACTTTCCAGATATCGATACAGACATTCAAGACACTCGTCGTGATGAAGTTAAAGATTATCTAGTTAGACAATATAGACACGTTGCATCTATTGCTACATTCTTACAGTTTAGAGGTAAGGGAGTAGTTAGAGATGTGGCAAGAGTCTTAAACATTCCACTATCAGATGTTAACAAGGTTTTAAAGTATGTTGATACTTGGGATGAGTTCTGTACATCAAAGACAACAAGAGAATTTAGAGACAAGTATCCAGAGGTGGAGATATATGGTGAACAACTTCGTGGTCGTATTCGTGGTACTGGTATACACGCTGCTGGTGTGGTCACTAGCAAAGATCCAATTTTTAGGTATGCTCCGATGGAAACGAGATCTTCTCCTGGGAGCGATGAACGCATACCTGTGGTTGGTGTTGATATGGAGGAGGCTGAACGGATTGGTCTCATCAAAATCGATGCACTCGGACTAAAAACTCTAAGTGTAATTCAAGATGCAGTTGCAATGATTAAAGAGAATCATTATGTAGATATTAATCTTTTGTCCCTAAACATGGAAGATGCTAATATTTATCAAATGCTTTCTGATGGGTATACTAAGGGCGTATTCCAGTGTGAAGCAAGCCCATATACAAACCTTCTTATAAAGATGGGTGTTAAAAACTTTAACGAACTTGCTGCTTCAAATGCTTTGGTTCGTCCAGGAGCTATGAACACAATTGGTAAAGACTATATTGATCGCAAACATGGAAAACAAGCGGTATCATATACTCATCAGATCATGAAAGAGTTTACGGAGGATACTTATGGTTGCGTTTTATACCAAGAGCAAGTTATGCAGGCATGCGTACACCTTGGAGGTATGTCCATGTCGGAAGCAGATAAAGTTAGAAAGATCATTGGAAAGAAGAAGGATGCTAAAGAGTTTGATGTATTCCAAGACAAATTCATTAAGGGTGCTTCTGCCTATATTAGTCCCAATCAGGCTCTTGATCTATGGCATGACTTTGAAGCGCATGCGGGGTATTCGTTCAACAAATCCCATGCGGTTGCTTATTCTACGCTCTCGTATTGGACGGCGTGGTTAAAGTTTTACTATCCTCTTGAGTTTATGTTTGCCCTTCTTAAAAATGAGAAGGATAAGGATGGTCGTACAGAGTATCTAATTGAAGCAAAGCGTATGGGGATTTCTATTAAGCTTCCACATATTAATGATTCTGACTTTGATTTTAAAATTGAGGGTAAGGGAATTAGATTTGGTTTAACTGGCATTAAGTATATATCAACTAATATTGCTGAGAAGTATGTTGCTGCTAGACCATTTAAATCTTATAAAGAACTTGAAGAGTTTACCTTTACAAAAGGTAACGGAGTAAATAGTCGTGCACTTCAAGCATTAAGAGTTATTGGTGCTGCAACGTTTGAGGATAATCCTAGAAATGATGATGAGATTAAAGATAATCTATATGAATATTTAAATCTTCCAGAGTTTAATATTACGATTCCTTCTCACTACTATGCGTTTATTCAAGACACAACTGACTTTGAAGAAAAAGGTTCTTATATTTTATTAGGCATGGTTAAATCTATTAAACGAGGGAAAGGGTGGTCAAGAGTTGAAATTCTGGACAAGACT